ACACTTTGAGTGAAATAGTCGAATTCAGAGCAAATATGTCTTTGATTGGGTCAACCAACGTAGATAGTTTTGATGTTTATATAAACGGATATTATTTTGGAACTGATGTAAATGAGATTCAGATTTCAACCAATGACATTTTAAGAATCGATGTTGTTAAAACAAACAACTCATTGGAATCAACAATCAAGTTTGATTCAAAACTTGTCTAATCCTCTCCATATATATCTTTTTTCTCTTTACACTTCTCAAAAATAAGATTTTCTAAAAACTTATAAATTTTAATCCCTTTCTTCTCACAGTACTTTTTTAGGGTTTCATGAGCTTCAGGCGATATTTTGATGTTTTTAATTTCTTTGGTCATTTTTATAGGCAGAAAAAAGGTAGAATAAAATCATACTCCTTACAAATAGATATTCAAAAGTCAAGTTTTTTCACTTAGATATGAATATTTATCATTAAAATAAATTTGCAAACAATAATTTTGAACTATGTTTTTTCAAGCAACACAAGTAAATCAAAAGGTATACGTATCGCCTGGAGTATATACGTCTGAAACTGACTTATCATTTGTGGCTCAAAGTGTAGGTGTGACTACGTTAGGTTTAGTCGGGGAAACAATTAAAGGTCCCGCATTCGAACCTATCTTCATCACAAACTACGATGAGTTTCAAGCATATTTTGGGGGCACTGAACCCACAAAATTTATAAACACACAAATCCCAAAGTATGAAGCGGCATACATTGCGAAATCGTATTTACAACAATCCAATCAACTTTTCGTTACAAGAATTTTAGGATTGTCAGGATATGATGCGGGGCCATCATGGAGCATCAAAGTTACTGCAAATGTTGATCCTCTTACAATTGGTTTAAATCCAACATCAGGTACTCCTTGGACTGCAACATTTTCAGGTTCATCTTCAGGAAACACCGTAACATTTACAGGTGGCGCATTACCTCCACAAGTACTTGCTAATTTTAACACACAATATAGAATGTCAGATGGAAGTACATCTACATTGTCCTTGGATTTTACTAATAATCTTGATGATGTAATGGATACTCCTTCATTGTCAGCAAACACCGTTGTTGTTTATGGAGCAATTCCTGAGAGTGACTATTATGATATTACTGCAACTTATTCAAATGTTATAAACCAATTCGCAAGTGACAGTGTTAATTTAGCTACAAATGATTTATCTTCTGACTTGAATGACCCTTGGTATTACGCAAACTTTGATAATACATCAGGTAATGTTTACACAGGATATTCATTCTATTATTATGTTACTTCTTTAACATCAGGAGCATCTTCAACTTTCACAGGTACAATAACAGGTAGGACTTATAATTACTCAGGTACAGCTTATCCTGAATATAACAATATGGTTGTTGCAACTCTTCGTTCAAGAGGTATTTCTTTATTCACGAACAGTGCTACAAGTGATGACCACGGACCAATTTATGAGGTAAGTGGTTTGACTGACTTGACTTTAGTATGTACTAATCAATACTCAGGAGTTACTCAATCTCCTTTCGAGACTTTCTTAATTTCAGGTATTACTAAAGATGCAGATAATTTCTCATTTGAAACTTCTTTATTACCATCATCTTCAAAATACATCACAAAAGTTTTGGGGGTAGACAATTTTGGTAAATCAAGAAACGAAGTACCTGTATATGTTGAGGAAGTTTATGGAAATACTTTAGCTTACGCTTACAATCAAGGATACATCAGAGGATTAAGTTGTGATTTGATTGCATTACCTAGTGCTAGAACTCAAGACCCTCAGTCAATCGCTTACAATGTTACACAATATAAATCTCCAAGTACTCCTTATTTGGTTTCTGAATTAAGAGGAAATAAAGTTTACAACTTATTTAAATTTATTTCAATCTCTGATGGAAACGCAGCAAACGTTGAGGTTAAAGTATCAGTTTCAAACTTGTCGTTCAATAACATGACATTTGATGTGTTGGTTAGAAATTTCTTCGACACAGATGCTAATCCAATTGTGATTGAGAAGTTTACAAACTGTAACATGGACCCAAATTCGAACAACTTTGTTGCGAAGAAAATCGGTTCGAGTGATGGTGAATACGCTTTGATTTCGAGATACATTATGGTTGAAATGGCTGACGAAGCTCCAATAGACGCATTACCTTGTGGTTTCAACGGGTATACTCAAAGAGAATACGCATCAGTTCTGAACCCTTCACCAGTTCCAATTTTCAAAACTAAATACTATTTTCCTGGTGAAGTAATTTACAATCCTCCTTTTGGTGGAATTGCAAACACAACAGAATCTGCTGGAGATATTGTAAGAAGAAGTTACTTAGGTTTCTCAACTCAATTCGGAATAGACGAATCATTCTTACAGTACAAAGGAACTCAAAATCCTTTGAATTGGGTTACATCAATTGTACCTGTTGATGGTCAACCATGGAACTATGTTAGTAAAGGTTTCCATATGGACTCAGGCGCTACAGTTGTTACAATATCGAATTCTTATTTGACCTCAGGTCAGACAGCTTTCGAATGTGGTGTGGCTGATTTTACCAGTGACCCTGAAACTCAAGAAAACCCTTACTACTTTATCTACTCTAGAAAGTATACAGTATGTTTTGCTGGTGGATTCGATGGATGGGACATTTATAGAGAGTTCAGAACCAACCAAGATAGATTCCAATTAGGTGCAACAGGATTCTTAGCGGGAGCGTCAGCTTCTCAGAGATATCCAAATGCAACAGGAGATGGTTTATTCAAGAGAATAGTTGTTCAAAACAATACTCAAGATTTTGCAAACACTGATTACTACGCATACTTACTAGGTATTCTCACATTTGCAAATCCTGAATCTACAAACATTAACGTGTTTGCAACTTCGAGTATAGATTATGTAAATAACTCTAACCTTGTTGAAGAGGCAATTGACATGGTTCAATTCTCAAGAGCTGACTCAGTGTACATTGCAACAACACCTGACTATCAAATGTATACTCCTGACGCAACAAATTCTTTGGATATAATCTATCCTCAAGAAGCGGTTGATAATTTGGACAACACTGGAATTGATTCTAACTACACAGCGACTTACTATCCATGGATATTAACAAGAGATACTGTAAACAATACACAAATTTACATACCACCAACTGGTGAAGTTTGTAGAAACTTGGCTTTGACAGACAATATTGCATTCCCTTGGTTCGCATCAGCGGGTTACACAAGAGGTCTTGTGAACTCCATCAAAGCAAGAGTGAAACTCACTCAAGAAGATAGAGATACTTTATACCAAGGAAGAATCAACCCAATTGCAACTTTTGCTGATGTGGGAACTGTAATTTGGGGTAATAAAACTCTTCAGGTCGCAGATACTGCACTCAACAGATTAAACGTTAGAAGATTGTTACTTCAAGCACGAAAGTTGATTTCAGCTGTAGCGGTAAGATTGTTGTTTGAACAAAATGACCAAATAGTTAGACAACAATTCTTAGATAGCGTTAATCCTATTTTAGATTCAATTAGAAGAGACAGAGGTCTTTATGACTTCAGAGTAACAGTGTCTTCTTCTCCTGAAGACTTAGATAGAAACACATTAACAGGAAAGATATACTTGAAACCTACGAAAGCTTTGGAATTCATTGATATTGAATTCTTCATCACACCAACAGGTGCTTCGTTCGAAAATATCTAAATTAAAAATAAGGGGGACATTGTCCCCCTTTTAGCCAAATGAAAAGATTGTTTACAGAGGGGTTTGTAAAGGAGGGATCACCTGACCTAAAATATTATGCGTTTGATTGGGACGATAATATAGTACATATGCCTACAAAAATATTACTCAAAGATGTTAATGGAAGAGAGGTAGGTATGTCCACGGATGATTTTGCCGAGTTCAGACACATAATAGGTAGAGAACCTTTTGGTTACGAAGGTACTACAATAGTAGATTACGCTGAAGAACCGTTCAGAAATTTCAGAACTCAAGGAGATAAAGATTTTTTAGTGGATGCTATGAGAGCAAGAACAGGACCAGCTTTCGATGATTTCAGAGAAGCTATTAACAATGGGTCCATTTTTGCAATTATAACTGCTAGAGGTCACAATCCAGAAACAATAAAACAAGCAATTTATAATTATATTATAGAGGGATTCGGTGGAATAGATAAAGATGAACTTGTCAAAAACTTAAGAAAATATCGATCTTTTGCTGGTGAAGGGGATATGTCTGACGAGGAATTAATAAAGTCATATTTAGAACTTAACAAATATCACCCCGTATCTTTTGGGGATGAACAAGGAGCGGTCAACCCTGAAGAAGCAAAAGTAGAAGCGATGGAAAATTTTGTCAACTACATCAAAGGAATGGCCGCAGTATTAAACAAAAAAGCATTTCTCAAGAAAGATATTGCTAATAAATTTAATCCACATAAATTATCTATAGGTTTTAGTGATGATGATCCTAAAAACATAGAAGTAATGAAAAAACATTTTGAAAATAAACCAGATAATATAGTAAAAACTTATTCTACTGCTGGAGGATTAAAGCGAGAAGTTAAATAAGGATAATTCCACCAAAAAAAAAGTAAATAGAAAAATTTTTGAGGTTGGATATATTTATCAATAAAATAACAAAAACAAAAAAAATTTAAACACATGGCTGATTTATTAATGAAAATGCCGATTCCTTATGAACCAAAACGACAAAACCGTTTTATCTTAAGGTTTCCTTCCTCACTTGGTATAAATGAGTGGTTTGTTGAGTCATCAGCAAGACCACACATACAAATAGTATCTACTCCGATTCCTTTTTTGAACACATCTACTTATGTAGCTGGTAGATTCGAATGGCAAACAATACCAGCAGTATTTAGAGATCCAATTGGACCATCTGCGGCACAAGCTTTGATGGAGTGGGTTAGACTTCATGCTGAATCTGTGACTGGTCGTATGGGTTATGCAGCGGGTTACAAAAAAGATGTCGACTTAGAAATGTTGGACCCAACAGGTGTTGTCGTTGAAAAATGGATATTGTACGGAACTTTCCTAACCGATGTCAATTTCAACACTTTGAATTACGGACAAGACGGATTGGCAACAATCAACACTACCCTAAGAATGGATAGATGTGTTCTTGTTTACTAAATTCTATTTATTAAAAACATTTTTGATTTATATTTAACCGTAAAGAAATAAACTTTACGGTTAAATTTTTATATGGACAATCAAGCAAAAGAATACGGACAATCAAATTTTTCACTACCACATGACGTAGTGCCTTTACCATCTCAAGGTTTTTTTTATAAAAATAAGAAAAAATCATTAAAAGTGGGATACTTGACAGCCAATGATGAAAACATTTTAATGGCGGCAGGTAATGACATGACTCAAACTTTATTACGTTCCAAAATTTATGAACCCGAAATAAGAGTTGAAGATTTGTTAGAAGGTGACGTTGAAGCAATTTTGATTTTTTTAAGGAATACTGCTTTCGGACCCGAAATGGAACTCAATTTAGTTGATACAGTAACAAGAAAACCTTTTAAAACAACCGTATTGTTGGATGAGTTGGATATTATCAAAGGTCAACAACCTTCAGAAGACGGAACTTTTACAACAATATTACCCAAATCCCAAAGTACAGTTAAATTAAAACCTATGTCATATGGAGAAATTTTGGAAATTCAACGTATGTCTTCAACGTATCCCGAAGGAAGAACCGCTCCGAAAGTAACATGGAGGTTGAACAAACAAATTGTTGAAGTAAACGGAATTACGGACAGAGGAGAAATAGCAAAATTTATAGATCAGATGCCGATTGCAGATTCTAAATTTATCCGAAAATTCTTGGATGATAATGAACCGAAGTTAGATTTAAAGAAAACAGTCACAACCCCGTCAGGAGAAAAACTAACAGTAAATGTTGGGTTCGGGGTTGACTTTTTTCGTCCTTTCTTCTGATTATAGAAAAGGACAAATAGATGAATTCTATTTTTTGAAGACTCTTTTGAATGTATCTTATTCTGATTTCTTAATAATGCCCATCTTTATAAGAAAGTATTTGTTGAATAAATGGATGGAGTTAAACAAAAAGGACTGAAAATTCAGTCCTTTTGTATTTATATGTATAGTTAAAAATTATGTTTCAAAATACACCAACAACACCTGCGGCGGGGGGAGTATCGGGAGATGCTTTGGGAGCAAAAAAAATTGATTTATTAGAATCACAGAAGGCACTCTCCGAATTCAGTAATGATATTTTAAGAACTTTTACTCAAGGGAGAGAAAGGATTTTTGAGTTACAAAAATCGTTAGTCGATGCTCTGCCAAATGTTAGAAGACTTGGTGGTGACTTAAAAGATGTATCAGCAATAATAAGTGATGTAGCTCAAGCTTCAAGGAGGAACGTTGTTGCAACTTCAGAAGAAGTTGAAAAATTATATGCGGCATCGAAAGTTTTAGGTACAAGTGCAGAATCTTTAGCTAATAGTTTTCTTGATGTTGGTATTGGTATAGAATCCATACCAAAGGCACTCGAAGAATCTATGCAATATGTACAAAGCATAGGGGGAAATGCTAAACAGGTTTTTGGTGATGTTTCAAAAAACATGGACCAAATGAACCGTTTTCAGTTCGAAGATGGAGTAAGAGGATTAACTAAAATGGCGGCACAAGCATCTATGTTGAGATTTGACATGGGTGAAACTTTTAGATTAGCTGACAAAGTTTTAACACCAGAAGGTGCTATTGAAACCGCAGCAGCATTCCAAAGATTAGGAGTTTCAGCTGGAAATTTAGTTGACCCATTTCAATTGATGAATCAATCAATCAATGACCCTTCAGGTTTACAAGACAGTTTGGTTGAAGTTGCAAAACAATTTACATATTTCGATGAAAAAACTAAAACCTTTAAGATAAATCCACAAGGGGTTTTAACACTTAGAGAGTTACAAAACCAAACAGGAGTTTCGGCAAGTGAGATGACTAAACTTGGTTTGGCGGCGGCTGAAGCAGATAAACGTTTATCTGCAATAGACGCCGCGGGTCTATCCATAGTAAATGAAGAGGACAAACAATATTTGGCTAATATTGCTAAAATGGAGGGAGGAACTTATAAAGTTACTTTGGAAGATGGAACGAAAAAAGAATTGTCAGAATTATCACAACCTGAATTTGACAAACTCATTCAGGAACAGAAAGAGGGACCAAAAACTTTAGAGGAAATTGGAAGAGAACAACTTAGGACTGATGAAATAATCGCAAATGATGTTGCAGCTATATTAGGGGTTCTCGTAGGTGGTGCATTGACCAGTGATACTTTTCAGGATGTGAGTGAGGGTATTCGTGAAACTGCTGAAGTAATAGGTAGAGTTGGTGGTCAAGCAGTCACAGCTGAGGAGGTAAGAGACATGACAGACCGATCCGCTGCAGATTTGAAACAAGGTTTAGCCGAAAAAATTGCTTCGGGTGCAAGTGCAACTGATATCGAAAACTTATTGATTTCAAATGCTGAAGGTATTTTCGGTGAATTACAATCATCTTCTTTGGGAACCATTAAACAAGCTGCTGGAGATATATCTGCAGAACTTGGGAAAAATGTTTCAACGGACACAGGACGTGCAATTTCTGATAATTTAGGGCCACTTTTAGACAGTTTAGCTGGTAAATTAATGAACCAAAACATTCAACCTATAGAAAATAAATCTCAGAACGCAACACAAAGTCAAACTGGAACTAATGTCACAGTCGGAGGAATCTCGGCAGGCGACGAATCATTGACCAAAACTGTTAGACAAAACGTACAACAAAACTCGAATGTTTCTGTTAATGGAAATTTAAATATTAATCACAATTTTACTAACCCACCAGCTAATACAACACCACAAGAAAAAGAGAATTGGATGAAAATATTCCAACAAGTTGTAAATGAACAAAGTTTCAGAAATTATATCATGGATATAAGTGATTCAGAAAATCCATTGAAGCCAACTGCATCACCTTACTCAAGTTGATAATAAAAAACATTAAGATTCTATTTATTAAGAAAAATATAAATGGCAAGTCCGTTATTAGATTTAGCAAATACTGAAGGGTTTAGAAAAAAACTTTTGACAAGGAATTTGACTCCTTATGCTAAAGCACCAAATAGACCAACTCAACCAATAGATACGGAATATATCCAATCAGATTCTTCAGTACAAGATAGTCCTGACAAATTGATTGACGAGCCTTCTTTTGCAAATAAATTATTCCCTCTAAATCAATACGGTAATCCTGGTGGATATGAACAAGTACCCGATCCAGGTCAGTTGTTAAATACCAAATCAAACGAAGGTATTTACAATTATCAAGATGCGAACATAGTACAACAAGGTAGTGAGGAATCACTTAGGTGGAAACCACTGAATGTTTTTTCAAATGGTAGTGAAACTGTATTAGACAGTGCAGAATTTTTCGATTCATTGTCACGTCCGTTGACGACAAATACCTCTAACAATCAACCATATCCAACGACATTTGTATCATCGACCTATAGTCCTCTATCTATTTTACTTTCTCCCGATCCAAGCGGTAGTAATGGATTGTTGAGTCAAGACTCATTTATTGCAAGACTCGGTGCTCAAACTTTAAGAAAAGAGTTTGAGGATAGAATTGCAGCCCAAATACGACAAGATACACTCGGAAGAGCAAATATTTTGAACGTATCAAGTGGTACTGACATTGTAAATATACTTACAGGGGTTGTACCAATCATAGAACCCAATTACACAATCACTGTTACGGCTAATCCGATTCTTGCGGCAACTAATTTTGCTTTGAGACTTGGAGGAAGTATTCTACCTGTATCTCCAATTCCTGGTTCATACTTTGACAAAAATATCACTTTAGGTCAACCTACAACTATCCAACAACTATCAAATGCTTTTAGACGAAGTGGTGTTGGGAAATTTTTTAACCGTTTAATGGGTGGAGGAGAGACTGGATCTCAAATCATGTTTAATAACATGGGAGCAGGTCAAAGGTCTCGATTGTTCAAAAACATAGATTTCAACCGATACAAACCGAATTTTCCAAGGAACTTTTTCCAAAGATTGGGTGGAACTTTGTTGGGTACAGTTTCTGACAACAGTAACTTTTATGTTGGAAATATTAACTCCAATCCATCTCAAGTATTTTCACCAGCAGGAGATGTTCCTGTAAATCAATTCGGAATCGAACAACAATCTCCAGTATATGGACCTTCTGAGTTGGCACAACTTTATGAAGGACCAAGTCAATCAATTAAGTTGGGTGCAAATGGACCAACCTATAGTGACGGAGGTGGTATTGAGGGGGGTTTTACATGGGTCTCTCCAAAATATAAAGGGAATGCTGGAAAAAAAGTAGGTATAGGTGGAGAAGTTTCAGAACCAGATGAAGATTTTAGACCTTCATCTTATGTAAACACAGAGTCAGTCAATAATGAGTTTAGACCAAACTCTATACTTGACAACACACAAAGACTTATTGATAGTCAACCACAAGGAGGGAGACGTCTCCAACACGTAGGAAATGCAATAGACCAAGTCAGTAAAGTTTTCAATGATGGATATAAAGAAATGACAAAAGGGTCGAGAGTGTTGAGATATTTGTTTGACGATGACGGTAGAGAAACTGGAACGGAATATTGTAGAGTTTTTGCTAAAGATGTTCCTTACTTACAATATAATGATTTACAAAAAACAGATGGTATTACTACTGAGGGAAGAAGATTTGCAAATTCCGTTTTGGATAAAACTTATAACTTAAATATTGTTCCGAATAAACAGGAGGGTGGCCAAGATTCAACCAACTTAATTGGAACAGTTGATAATGCCGTTGCAAAAAAATACATGTTTTCGTTGGAAAATTTGGCATGGAGAACGTCGAGTACACCAGGTTTTTCAACTGCAGACTTACCTGTATGTGAAAGAGGTCCAAATGGAGGTAGAGTTATGTGGTTTCCTCCTTATGGATTAACATTTAATGAAAGTGTGACAGCAAATTGGAATTCAAATGATTTCTTAGGTAGACCCGAACCAATTTATACTTACAAAAATACATCGAGAGGTGGAACTTTACAATGGAAAATTGTTGTAGATCATCCGTCTGTGCTTAATGTAATTGTAAATAAAGTGTTGAAAGGTGAGAACGACAACAATAGAATCAATAGTATATTGGACTCATTCTTTGCAGGATGTAGAAAATTTGACATTTATCAATTAGCACAAACTTACACAACAATAAATCCGAATGATTTGTTTGAGTTACAACAAGCTATTTCCTCGAAAGAAGTAACGAGAGAACAACTTGTTTATATAAAAGGAACAATTCAAAGTGGTAATGATGATCCAGGTTCAACAACTCAACCAATATCTCAATCAGGTAATGGAGGAAACACAAATGATCTTTTTAAAGACTATTATCAACTTGGATTTTATTTCGGAAATGATTACCCAAAACCCAACACAACTATAAATTATACTACCGAATATAACAGGTACACAACAGAAGACAAAAATTTATATCTTACGAAGCCTAATTCTGCAGAAACAAGAACTTTTTTTGATACAGTTGTAACTCCTAACTATCAAGCAATGAATAACTTTGCTATTGAATTAGGAAAACAACTTACCACCAACACGGAAGGAACCGTAACAGTTTATATTAGTTCGAGTTGTTCCGCCCCACAAACCTCATCATATAATGATGAATTGGCAAAAAGAAGAGTTGTTGCGACAACTAAATTCTTTGCAGAAAATAATGCAACTAAAACTTTCGTAAATCAACAAAGACTTTTAATTAAAGAAGCCCCTTTGGATAGAAATAGACAAACAGGAGCTTTGGGAGAAGTTGCAGTTTCAAATCCAAAAAAAATAAAAGATGATAAAACGGATGGTCCATTCGTTCCTGCAAATTTCGAACCAAATGGAAAAACTTTTGGTTGTACTGATACTGCTAATGTAGGTGGGGACATTCAAGTTGGTGCTAAAGAGGTATTCACAATCGGTGCGATGGCATGTAGAAGATCATATATTTCTGAAATTGTTTCAACTTTAAATGTACCACAAACTCAAACAGGGCCGAACAATGGACCTGGAAGTCAAACAAATCCAACCACGGGAGGAGGACCAATTCCAGTAGTTGTTGGAGATGTAATAACTACAACTGTACCTGAACCAGTAATTACTCAAGAATGGGTAAGAAAAGATAATATAACCGTGAAGGTTGTTAGAGCTCTATTGACCGAATGTGATTACTTTGAAACAATAAAAGAACAAACTCCAATGGTATACGACAACCTCAGAGAAAAATTGAAATACTTTCAGCCTTCATTCCATTCAATGACACCTGAAGGTTTGAACTCGAGATTGACATTCTTACAACAATGTATGAGACCAGGAGATACTATTCCAACCAAAAAACAAGCAACACCAGATAGTCCTGTCCAATTACAATATAACAATGCGGTAAATACAACATTTGGTGCACCTCCTGTATTAGTATTGAGAGTTGGGGATTTCTATAACACCAAAATTATTCCAAGAAGTTTACAAATAAATTACGAAGGATTGGATATTAATCCTGAAGGTATTGGTGTACAACCAATGATTGCAAATGTAACTTTAAGTTTCGACTTTGTTGGTGGTAGTGGATTGAAAGAATCCATCGATAAACTGCAAAATGCATTGACATTCAACTATTATGCAAACACGGAAATCTATGATGATAGGGCCGATGCTACGGACATTGATTCTTTGAAAACATTATTCGATGAATTTTTTGGAGACGTTCAACCACCACCAATACCTGGAGTCAATAGTGCCCCTCCAAACAATGGTCAAGATAATAATAATACTATTGGAACAGTAATAAGTTCGGTTACTAATTCAGGAGGAACAACAACGGGAGTAATCAGTTACAATGGATTTATGACCAAAGTAATCGATGACACTCAGAACTATTTTACAAACGTAATCAATAAAACCAAGGAAAGTGTAAACCAATATAACAACGCTGTGAGACAGCAGTGGATGTTAGAAAGAAATTATACCAAAGGTAATTCTACAATTGACAATGGAGAAATAATTCTATTTGGAAAACCAAATAATTTTGAGAAGAGGTTTGACGAAATTTTTGCGGAATTGGACAAAAATATAAAGGATGACACCGAAGGATACATTAAGTTTATTTCTCAACCTTCAAAAAATTTATCTCCAGCTATAATAAGGGTATTGAAAGAAAATTATTACAATTTTGTTTCAAGAAAACGAGGGTCATTTCAAAATGCAATTTCAACTATTACTCAAGGTTTGGTTAATGAAGAACAAACTTATCTTCAAACTTGGGGTAGATTAAACACAATTCTTTTTGACCCTGATAATGCCAATTCAGGTACTGATGGACTTCAAGCTAAAAATGGTCCCGTGTTAATTTATGTGACATCAGGTACACCCGATGTACACACAACATCTACAGCTGCAAACACCTTTTTGGAATTGAAAGCGGATACTTTGAAAGTACAACAAAATATTCAAGAATTCAATCTGAAAATACAAAGTCCTAAGACATTCTCTTATAATGGGGTCAGTTATGAAGGTGTTTTAGTACCTAAAGTAACAAACGGAAAATCTGATTCTGTTACAGTACAAAAAGTTTTCAATCCATTCAGTAAAAATTCTTTATTTGGTGATGACTCATTCAGAAGAGTGTATATGATTGTATCAGAAGATGTGGTAGATGAAAAAAAATATGAAACCTTCAAACAACAAATGATTGGAAATGTTTTGTCAAGTTCGACACCAACACCTGACTTGGAAAAAATATTTGATTCATATTGGATTTCTATTGCTAAACCTGTGTTTTTAGAAGAAAATAATATTACCAAATCATTTATTGATAATTTGGAAAAAAACGATTTGAAAGATTATTTAATTTATACACCATTCGATAAAAACAAACAAAGGAATTTTACTTTTACCACAGTAGACAACGCGGGACCAAGTCAAAAAAGTTCGAAAGAAAGTTTAATAAAAGGTTTGGCGAATACGACAAATCAGAACACAAATGTGATGACTTGGAACGATGTAAATGGTAATGATATTCCGAAAACTTATATATCAAAAGCGAAACTTAACTAATGGCGAGTCAATATTGGAATAGATATAGTGATTTTATTATCAATGGGGAACAAACAGTTGTTCCCTTTGTGAATCTGCCAGGAAAACCTACAGATAAAGTTTTTATTTATAAAGTTGCTAAAAGTAGATTAGATAAGGTTTCTCAAGAATTTTATAATTCACCTGTCTTTGGGTGGTTAATTTTACAGGCAAATCCTCAGTTCGGAGGATTGGAAAATAATATATATGATGGAGCTATATTGATTATTCCTTTTCCTTTAATACCATCATTACAGGATTATAAGGCAGCATTAGAAAATCATTTTTATTATTATGGCAGGTAATATACAAGCAGACACTAGTGGTAATATTTTAGTAGAGTTTGATTACAATAATATTATCGTAGTCGACCCAAACAAAACGGTTGATAATTTTGGAAATATCAAAGATAGACTCGTGGACCACGAGAATCTTGTCATGTATGCCAACTTGGAGTGTGACGTTCTACCAAGAACGAAATTAGCTGTGGGAGCACCTGTGGGTACTATTTCAGTTGCTAAAATGAACTTTCTCAAACCAACCAAAAATTCTTTTTTGGGATCAGGGTACTACGATGAACTTACGGGAGAGAATTCTACAAAGTATAATGCACAAAACCAACCGTCTGAAATAGGACAAATACCAAGAAACGGAGACAAACCATACCTCATCAATTCTGTAGTTGATGAGACAAGCGTTTTGGATAATGGGTTATTAGGAATTACTTCGATTAACATTAAAACTAATACAAGTTTCATTCCAACTGTAGAAATGTTGTTAGAAGATGTTCAAGGGAAGGCACTTTTCCAATTAGGGAATAATTCTCCTTACGCCGCTTTCTTCAACATGCCTTACCCTCAATTTTATTTAACACTCAAAGGTTATTATGGTCAAGCTATTAGATATCAATTAAATTTAAAAACGTTTAATGCTTCCTTCAACGGATTCAGTGGAAATTATCAGATACGACTTGTGTTCATAGGATATAAGTTTAATATTCTCAATGAAATTTCTATGGGTCATTTATTGGCGGCACCACACATGTACAGCCAAAGGTTCGACATAACTCAAACACCCGAAGGACCTCAACAACCAAATAAAGCTACAGAATCACAAGCAAGCACACAAGCAGAACGAGGTGCTAATAATCTTGGGTCAAATCAAGCGGTAGTCACCCAAATTGTTGCGGAAAGGGGATATCAAAAAATAGTTGAGGTTTACAGTGAATACAAAGCTAAAGGTTTAATTCCACCAGATTTTCCTGAATTGACATTAGTACAACTTATGAATAAGTTGCAACAATTCGAAACCACTATCACACAATCTTTTCCAAAAGCGGAAGTTGAACCTCTGACTAACATTAGAAACTACAAACAATCATTAGTTCAATATTTTAGTGCAGTACGAGGAGCGGCAAATTCATGGTTCAATAGATTTCTTGACCCGAAACCAATAATTTTATTGGATAATCAACAGAAACTTTATGTCTTCAAAGAACTATCTAGAGAGATTAAAGACACTGCAATATCTGAATTACAAAAAATCATTACTGAGTCAAATGATGGATTAGCAAACAATCCAACTTTGGGAACAAATGGTCCAACTCCCATACCTAACCCGATAAAATATGATTTGGTTAGGTACGAGTCTCCAACAATAAATTCAATTGATTGGGAGGCAACCACACGTATTCAAACAGGTATAGTTAATCCGACAGAAGAAGATAAAAACAAGATTATATCTAGATTCACAAATCTTCTCATTCCTAAAGAATTCGAAATTACGGCTTCACCATTTGGGGTCATTGGACAAACAATTGGAGCTTTGTTGAATCCAATCCCATTAGATTTCTTTATATTCGAAGGTGAAGCAAGATTTGACAAAGAGATTTCCACGTTAGAAACACAAGCGAATAAAAAACTATCAGAATATGAGAGTCAGATTACAGCTTCATTGTTGAGAAAAATTGAAGACACTGCAACTGGAATAGGATTCAAACCTACAGTAAGAAACATGATTGCGGTCATCATGGCATCTGCTGAAGGATTCATACGTCTTATGGATGATGTACATACCACAGCTTGGGACGTAAAATATGATCCTGTTAGGAAAAATGCAATTCTAGATAATACTACATCAGCACCAAATACTGAAAATGTAGGACAAGTTGTAAGAGACCCACTTTCTTTGTTTGGGGAAAACGAGTTAGATGTGAATGCTGAGAACTCACAAATTCCAGTCTATCCATGGCCTCAATTCTTTGTTGAAACACCAGAAGATAAAAAAGGTAGATTTCAACTTAAATATATTGGAGACCCTTCGGTTGTAGATTTGACACAAGGTTATTTGTATGACAAATGGCCTGAAGTTGAGTTTGTGGAAGAGTATATGAGGGGGTTGACACAAAAATTCCAAAACCCGACCGCACCTCCCCCTTTAGATAATGAAAGTGATACGAATATAATCAACATAAATGCAATCGAGTTTCCATCAAATGGTTTAGCGTATTCTAACAAAGAGGAAATAAAATTTTTCTATGAAATATGGGAAAGACAATTTCTAACTTCACATTACTCAGGGCTTGTAAGAGCAAATAGTAATCAAATAGATGAACTAATTAAGTTGAACATTGAAACCGAAGTTAATAACATAAAAAACAAGTTGGGAATCAGTTCACCATACTTGTCATTAAAACTTAAAAACTTCAATTTAAATTCTTCGAACTACAACGATTTTCTCAGAAATATTTCTAACAGTGGAACGGGTCGTGCATATCAAGATTACATAAGAGATTTTTTTGTTACTCCGTATATCAAAGTAATAACTGAAAATTCTTTTGCGATTTTGAACACTTTAGAATTGGGAAGAATACCCCAAACTACTGCTAAGTCTGAAGCTTTACGAAAGTTAATTTCGAACGCGGCAAATGACCCGTTAATTGTCGACACCCTACCTTATACGAACCAAACTTGGTGTTTGGATAATCTGAGTCAAAGTAATTCTGCAGTTGGTAATCAAGTTTACGATACAAAAAGGTCATTAACAATTTTTGAACCAAGGAAGATAATTTCTAATTTCAATGATGTTTACAATTATACTTTCAACAGACCTGTAACCAACTTTTCATATCTTTTGAATCAAAATCCATCACAAAATTTGGATTTGTTAGGGTTGTCATCAAACGTGACATATGGACCTGTTGGATTGAATGCCTTTTACTTATCAAGAACACCGAATGAGTTCGCCCCAACTGAAGGATATGTTCAGGGAGTAACTCCGACAGGGGCGATAAATTTTCGAAGTACAACTTCGATGTTGAACACCCCATACTTTATAAATGCAATACAAAACGGTGTATATAATTCTCGAATCTCTGGAAACACCTACCCTTATATCCAAGCGGCATATTTGTTCTTGAATTCTTTACCACTCGCAACTTTAAGAGAAAAATACAAATCATATTCAAATGGAGTAACAACTGATTTGGATTATATATCATCATCGTTAAAAAAGTTTGGTGCAATACATAAACTTCCTTATGCATGGATTTTGAAGTATGGATCGATTTGGCACAGATATAAAAAGTATAAGGAAACGAGTGTAGATATTTTACAAACGGCATGGAAAAATTTTGACTATGCTGGAAATTATTATCCTCCAACAAGTTCTACAACCCAAATATACTATTTCAGATATGATGATGCTCCAAGAAGCACGCAGTTACAGAGTGAAGGGGTTGCATCAATAAATATGGAACTCGGATTTTATCCGAAGTTAATTAATGATTTTAACGTATTTTATAATGGATACGATTTGTATGTAGATTATACCAATAAAGAAATTCAAGATAGTTTCAATGGAGGACTAAAAATTCATAACTTTAGTTCTTCAAATTTAGTTGATGTAAAACAACAAGGTAAAAATCTTAGATTCACAACTTGGTCGTTATTATTACCTAATGTTACTCCGAGTGCTCCAATTGAGTGTGCGCCTGAAGATAATACAGTAGGTGCTGATTATTTTGTTTTACCTTCATTTGGAACACCTTATAACCAAGCAAGCATTGCTTGTGTCACAGGTCAAACAACTATTCCCGAAACTATAGTTGACTTGACGGATAATCCAAGTGTATTCAATGGTTCTGTACGATGTTTATGGGCGGCACCGAACTATGGATACTTTGATTCTAATCAAATTGCATTTCCCCAACCAGATTCTTACATCAACTTTATCAATACAGGAAACACACAAACTCCTTTGTTCTTCCTTTCACAAGACAACTACACAAAAATTGAAGAAGTATTTTCAGTTTTTGAAAAGAAAATATTGGATTCTTTTGAATTGGAATTTTTGAATTTCTGTAAATCGATTGGCAATGTTTTCACAAGACAAACAAATGCTATTGGACAGTCACCTGTAGATGTGAATTCCAATTTCAAAAATTTCCAATCATTATTCAGAAGTTTGATGACGGTTCCAAGAAAACAAGAAGGAGAAACTGAGGATTCGTATTTTTTCAATACAATTGGTAATCAATACACAATTTTTCAAAGTGGAATCAAAGCCTTTATGGAATATGATGTAATTTTTAAATTTGGAAATCCATCATTTTATCAAAGAAGAATTTTCGATTCTTACTTGTCATATAATAATACTCTACAAGTTGTAGATCCTATCACGTTCAGACCTTATGCACCTGGTACTTTACCAACATTGAATGGAAACGTAACTTTGGCTGAATCTCAAGCGGCAAATCCAACTGCATGGACTGCTTTAGAGACTGAGGTTGGGTTTTCAACCATTCGTAATGTTAGATATAGTCAGTTTGGTTCGTATATCACAGATTTCTTTGTTGATAATAATATAGAATTTACAAGCCAAAATGTGACATTACTTGCTCCGATTATCAAAATGTATGCAACTCAAAAGTTGAACAATCCAAATTTGTCGGCACTACAATTCCAAAATCAACTCGAGAATTATTTGAGACGAGAAACAGATTTACAAAACAACTTCTTGAACGGAGTTCTTACAGGTTTAAGACAACCTCCACCGATTGGATTACCCGAGCAACAACAATTACCCGAAAGAACAATTAATAGTGTCACAACTGGGGAACAGGGTAAAGTTGAAATATATGAGGTTTTCAAAGCGTTGAATGATAAGTGGATTGCTGGAGGAGATTACAAAACAAAAACATTATTTGAAGACTTTTTATTTTTGGATAGGGCTTCACGAAATATTGGTGAAACTATCTTGATAGACATTTTCGATTTACAAGATATGTTCAATAAAAACTCATTGAATCAAGCGATGAGTGTTTTTACATTTATTAGTGGAATATTAATCAAAAATAATTTCACGGTAATGCCACTACCAGCTTATGTGAATTTTTACAATGCTCAAGATGTTACTGGAGTTACAACCCCGAAACCTGAAGGTTCGTTAGAATTCGCAAATAATCTTTGGGGAACATTTTTAGATGTTGATTATAGAAATGCTTCACCGAAATTGGTATGTTTCTATGTTGGAAAACCATCTCAATATTTGGATTTACCTAAAGGAAATTTCAAATTCAGAGATGATGGATTTGACCTAAGGAGAGCTTCGGAGAGCCCATTGATTGAAAATATTCAAGGGAAAAAAGATTGGGCTTTATCAAACAAAGTTGTTGGATTCAATGTCGACATTGGACTGAGAAATCAAAATATATTTTATTCTTTCACAGTTTCACAAGATAATGGAGTTGCGACTTCAGAAGTAATTAATACAACTCTGAATATGGTTGACCAAAGTTCAGGACGTGCAGTTGCAACCCAAAATGTGAGTTTATATAATCTTTATAAACAAAGGTCTTACAAAGCATCTGTTGTTAGTTTGGGTAATGCACTTTTACAACCAACAATGTATTTTAATTTGAGACACGTTCCGATGTTCAATGGTCCTTACATGATTACTGACGTAAGTCATTCAATTCAACCAGGAACTTTCCAAACTACATTCGATGGGGTAAGACAAGGAATTTATGACTTACCTGCTATTGATAGTTTCCTACAAAGTATTAACCAAAATTTAATTACTCAATTGGAAGAATTGCTCCTGATTAACAAAGATGAACCGTCAAAATCAGGTACAACTAATAATATAAAATCCACAGAAGTCGTGCAAAAAGCTGAGAACACTTTGGACACAACTAACTCGTGTACTCTCAAAATTACAAGTGAAGTTTACCTTAACGCATCTCCTGGTTATGTTCCTGTTACTTCACAATTTAGTGGGGTCACACCAACTGATTTTGCCAATGCGTTAAGAAGGATTCTTCCAAATGACGTTGATTTACAAACTATCATTTATTGTATTTCTTATATCAGAACATACCAACAAGACTCAAACTCAGGGCTTGGTAATTTTTATGCGGTGAACAATAATTTAGCAAATATATCTTTAAGTATAGATTGGTCGGAATCAGTTAGTGAATTCTCAAAAAATAGAAATTACACTTGCGTAAATATTAGAACTAATCCATCAACAACTTCATCAGAACCTATTGCTCATTTTGACTCTTTAGATTCTTACATAAATTTCATGCGTGGAAGATTGTTAAGTAATAAAGAGAGGATAATTAGACTCGGATTAGCAAAATACTATGTTTGTTTTTGGCCGAAAAATAATATTTCCGAAGAATATTACAACACAAATTACTCTGAGTTCAAACAAACTAGAGATACATTCACTAAAGCTTTAGCGTCAGCAACTCAAATTGGATTGATAAGTAAAAATAAATCAATTGAGTTAGACAAAACAAACAAAGAATCTGACACCGAAACCAGTTCACCATCCGTGACACCTACACCATCTCCGATTCCACCTGAAGTTGGTCAGACTTGCCCACCACCAGTTGTATCAACATTCTCACCTGCAGCTGGATATACAGGAACCATTGTTCAAGTCAACGGAAGAAACTTTGAATCAGTAAAATCTGTCAGAGTGATTAATAAAGACGTAGAACTGAAAGATATTACAGTATTCAATTCTGAAACTTTAAGATTCAACTTACCTAATATCGAAATACCTGAAGGGCAAGATGTTGCTACAGGAAGAATAAGTGTGACAACTGAATATGGGACATTTGAAAGTTTGGTTGATTTTACATTCAATCCGACATTAAAAAATGTTACTGTATCATCTGCAGGTGGAAACGAAAATGTTGGTAAAACGGAGGTTGTACCAATTTCAGAACAAGAGAAAATTGGAGGAAGTTCAAACCTCCAAGATACGATGCTTAACCCACCTATGTTTGTTTCTGAAAAAATTAATAATGAGCTCGGCACTGAAATTTTAACTGTAAAAATTGACCAGAATGATTATGTAGGTGGGGTATGGAAAATAAACCCTCAAGTCGAATACACTTATACTTTTGATTCAATTGAAGTGGGCTCAAATAATACAGTTACTCGAAGCTCGATTGAAAGTTCTCAATCTTCCCAACTTTTAGGATTTGTATCGTCTGACGGTCAAACTTTTTCTATCACAAGACAACAATTCATTGATGCGGAGTTCAAGGACTTAATCGAAATGGAAAAAGGAAAGAGATTAGAAATGAACGCCTCAATTCTTCTGACGGCAATACCTGAGGATAAAATAAAGAATCCTAAAAATAGTTATAAATCAGAAAGATTCAGAATTATAATTCCATCTTCTGAAACGGGTGTACAACCCGAAGGTTCATTATCATTTATTCAGAGAAGTAACGATGTTGCATTACCACCTTACCAAGGTCCGCTGTATTATAATATTAGAAAACCTGATGGTGGGTTTGTTACTTTCAGATTCAATTGCCCACGTTGTATAATTTCTAAAGTTTTTGTTGCCACTTCAACGAACCAAACTACTCCATTAAACATAACCATAACAAATAATTCGGACACAAAATACACTAACGTGATTGATGTCAATTCTACTCAACGACTTGTTTTATCGGTTGTTTATGTAAATGCAAACAATAATGGTACGTTTACCGCTACAAGTAATTCATTCACTTTATAGCATAACAACATATTTATATAAAAAGATTCTTATGAACATTAAATCAGCATTAGATAATTATCTTGGTAAATCAGTAAGATTTTCTCAGGAAGACAACGGAGATGGAACAAAACAAGTTTGTGATTTGGACACAGGTGATTGTTATACAGTTCGAGAAAGAGATGGTCTCATTGAAAGAGCTGGTCATCAAACCACAGCCAACAGACGAGTTAGAGTTGAGACTGCAAACGGAATAAAAACATTATTAAACGGATAAAAAATGAGTTTAGATAAAAAAATTCTCAGGGAAATCGAGAGACACAACAAAATTAATCGATATATTTTGGAACAAGCTGGAGCTGAAGAGGATGCTTTAGCGGCTTTAACACCTGAACCTGCTGCGGCACCTGCACCAGCACCATCTGATGCTACACCTCCACCAGCACCAACAACTGAACCTCAACCAATAGATGTTGATTCCGATCCAGATGTTGAAAAAATTGATGATGAGGGAGAATCGCAAGAAACAGAATCAGGAACTGAGGAATTAGAAATAACAGACTTAGTTGATTCACAAAAAAATATTGAGACAAAACAAGAAGAGTACTTCAACAACCTTTTCAATCAACTTAATGATTTACAATCTAAGTTGGGAGAAATGGACAACATTATGAACAAACTTAATTCACTTGAGAATAAAATCGAACAGTACAGAGAAAAAACTCCACAAGAGAAATTGGAATTGAGAACATATGATTCATATCCTTTCAGTCAAAAACTTTCACAATTTTTTGACGACAAACAAGAAGAAATGGAATTAACAGGAAAAAATGATTATGTTTTGACTGCCGACGAGGTGACTGATATTAATGTTAATGATATCAAAAACTCATTCCAACCAAACGGAGGTTTAGAGAGAGATGTATATAAGACATCATTCAGATAATTCTAAACCAACCAATTTGAAAGGAACCTCAGGGTTCCTTTTTTATTGGCACAGTACGAAAAAAATCAGCAAGGGGGCGGGGCCCAATCGAAAATGTCGCAAGACGAAAGAATGAAAAAGTATTTCGCTTTAATCTTAGGAGATAAAGAGAAATCAGGACAAAGAAAAGTGAGAATTCTCCCTACAACAGATGGGTCTTCTCCTTTCAAGGAAGCTTGGTATCACGAAATCCAAGTTGGAGGACAATGGCAGAAATTCTACGATCCAGGAAAAAATGACAATGAAAGATCACCTCTAAATGAGGTTTATGAAGAATTGATGTCAACTGGTAAAGAATCTGACAAAGAGTTGGCAAAACAATATAAGTCTCGTAAGTTTTACATTGTAAAAGTTATTGATAGAGACCACGAAGAGGATGGACCAAAATTTTGGAGATTCAAACATAACTTCAAAAACGATGGTATTCTTGACAAAATTATTCCGATTTGGAGAAACAAAGGAGACATCACTGACCCAACAAAAGGTAGAGATTTGATTATTGAACTTGCCAAGGCAAAGACTCCAAAAGGTAAAGAATATACTACAGTTTCCACTATTATGTACGATGACCCAAGTCCTGTACATGAAGATACACAACAAGCAAAAGCTTGGATGGAAGATGAATTGACATGGTTGGATGTATATTCCAAAAAACCTGTCGAATATCTTGAAGCAATCGCAAGAGGAGAAACTCCTAAGTGGGACTCTGACAAAGGTGGATATGTCTATGGTGATAGTTCTGTTGAAGAAACATTCATCGGAGGAGGAAGTAAGAAATCATCTTCTTACGTAGATCCTCAAGCAGGTGACGAACCTGATGGAGATTTACCTTTCTAATTATTAACTCAACTCGGGTACGTTTCGTATCCGAGTTTTATACAAATCTTTTATGGCAATCAAAAAAAATGATTTCGAAACTCTGAAGAAAAAATTTTCAACTTCAGCAAAATATAAACCTCAAAGATTCTTTGATTTAGGACCTGATTTTTTAGATGCAGTTGGACTTCCTGGCCCCGCAGTTGGACATCTTAACATGTTCTTAGGTCATTCAGATACTGGTAAAACTACAGCTTTGGTAAAAACTGCGGTAGATGCTCAAAAGAAGGGTATACTTCCTGTGTTCATAATCACAGAACAAAAGTGGAGTTTCGAACATGCCAAACTTATGGGTTTCCAATGCGAAGAAGTTGTAGATGAGGAAACAGGTGAGTTGGATTGGGATGGGTTTTACATCTTCAATAATAATTTTGATTACATTGAACAGATTACAGATTACATCAATAGTTTGTTGGATGCTCAAGAAAAGGGTGAGTTAGACTATAGTTTGTTGTTTTTGTGGGATTCAGTTGGTTCTGTCCCTTGCAAAATGACCTTTGAAGGAAAGGGTGGTAAACAACACAATGCATCAACTTTAGCAGACAAAATCGGAATGGGAATAAATCAACGTATTTCAGGTTCTCGTAAAGCTGATTCGAAGTATGAAAACACTTTAGTGATAGTTAATCAACCATGGGTTGAATTACCTGATAATCCATTCGGTCAACCAAAAATTAAAGCTAAGGGTGGTGAAGCAATATGGTTGAACTCATCATTAGTATTTTTGTTTGGAAATCAAAAAGGTGCGGGAACCAATAAAATTACCGCAACAAAAGACAAACGAAGTGTGAAATTTGCAACAAGAACGAAAGTATCGGTGTTAAAAAACCACATCAATGGTTTGGGATATGAGGATGGTAAAATCATTGTAACACCTCATGGATTCTTAGCGGGTAAAGAAGCTTCAGAAGAAAAGACATCCATTGAAGCTTATAAAAAAGAATACGCTGATTATTGGAAAGACATAATCGGTGCAGATGGTGACTTCACCTTAAGAGAAGAAAAAGAAGATTAGTTTATTGTTCCACACTTAAATCACGAGTTGTGATTAAAACGTTATTAGTTGACGGAGACAATCTGTTCAAAATTGGATTTCACGGAGTAAAAGATTTTTATAGTGATGGAGACCACTTAGGTGGAATCTATCACTTTATTAATATCTTAAGAAAGTTTTTGGAAGAACACAATCACGACAAGGTTGTTGTGTTTTGGGATGGTTCTTCCAATTCCTCGGTACGAAAATCAATTTATCCCCAATACAAATCAAATCGTAGGCAAGATATGAACGAGTTTAAGTACGAGTCATATCTGCAACAGAAATCGAGAGTTAAACAATATCTCGAAGAAATATTTGTTCGTCAGGTAGAAATGACAAACAATGAAGCTGACGATCTTATTGCGTATTATACCAAAATTTCAGTCAATGAGAATGTAATAATATTTTCTGCTGACAAGGATTTAACACAACTCATATCAGAACGAGTTACAATCTATTCTCCGACCTCCAAACAATATTATAGGTATGGAGACATGATTACAATCAACAAGGTCAACATACCCCACCAAAATGTTTTATTAACCAAAATTTTGACTGGAGATAAGTCCGACAACATAGATGGTATTGAAATGTTGGGAGAAAAAACTTTGGTTAAGTTATTTCCTCAAATGTTGGAAAAATCATGCACTATCGAGGAAATATTAGATAATGCACGAAATATTGAGCAAAAGAAAAAACCAAAGGCATTGGTGAATATTTTGATTGGTAAAACTAAAAATGGTACATTTGGAGAACAATTCTTCGAAACAAACAAAAAAATAGTCGATTTACACAACCCTTTAATCACTGAAGAGGGTAAGGTACTTGTAGAGCAAATGATTACAGACACAATCGACCCAACTGACCGTGGTCACAAAAACTTGATGAGGATGATGATGGAGGACGGCCTTTTCAAGTATCTACCCAAAAACGATGAAGCGTGGGTAAATTTCCTCCGACCATTTATGAAACTTACCAGAAAAGAAAAAAGAAACACAAACAAAAATTAAAAACACTTTATGAAAGAGCAAGAAAGCACCAAAATGGAATTCCTCCTAACCCTCAATGACAATATTGTCGTTCAGAGATACTTCAATGTTAGGGGTTACAATCCAAAAGCAAAAAACTCAATAGAATTTTATAACCTAATTAATGAGGTTAAAGACGAATTACAGTATCACCTAAAAATGAAAACTGTAATTTACATGACTGACAATAGTGAGTCAATCATGCATGACCCATCGATTATGGATACTTCATATACTGAAGGGCCTGAAATCTTCAACATTTATGTAAAAGTTGGAGACACGACAATTTGTCATAGAATTTTTGATGGAAAATATTTTCCACCGAAAGTTCGTTATACCGTGGACGTAAGACCATTTTTGAAAAATATTTTAAGAGATTTGACTGACATTTTTTCAGAACAAAGATTAAGTTTTCAATATTTGGATTTTGATTTAAGTAAGTGAGTATTTAATAATACACAGGGGAGATATAACAATTTATGAATAAAAATTTCGATTACTTAGGGAACACTTTTCAGATTCAGTTACTGAATCAAATAGTGGTAGATAAAGATTTTTCATCATCTATTCTCGATGTTATTGAATCTAATTATTTCGATAACAAGTATTTCAAAATCATCTTACAGATGATTAAGGAATACTACAAAAAGTATGAATCCACCCCTAACTTTGAAACTCTCGAACAAATAATCAAATCCGAAGTTTCCCAAGAGTTGGTTGCAAAAATTGTTTTGGATACTCTAAAACAAGTAAAAGATGCTCCATTCGAAGGAACTCAGTTTGTTCAGGAAAAAGCCTTGAAATTCTGTAAACAACAGGAACTTCAAAAGGCTATGGACAAGGCTCAGAAAATAATCACTCAAGGTGATTTTGAATCTTATGACAAGGTAGAAGGGTTGGTTAGAGAAGCCTTACAAGTTGGTGAAATAGAGAAAGGTCAATCAGACATTTTCTCAGACTTGGAAACAGTGTTGGAAGAAGATTATAGACATCCAATTCCTATGGGAATTTCAGGTATTGACAAGTTACTTAAGGGTGGTTTAGCTAAAGGGGAGATAGGTGTGATATTGGCTCCAACAGGGGTTGGTAAGACAACTATTCTGACTAAGATTGCAAATACTGCATTCAATTTGGGGTACAATGTTCTCCAAATATTTTTCGAAGACAATCCGAAGATTGTTCAAAGAAAACATTTCACAATTTGGACAGGAATCGCACCTGATGAATTGGCTCAACATAAGGAAGATGTTATGTCAAAAATAACTGAAATACAAGAAACGATGAAAAACAAACTTGTATTGAAGAAGTTGGCATCTGATACTATGACAATGAATCAAATCAAAGGTCAAGTAAGAAAATTGATTGCTGACGGTACTAAGATTGATATGATTATGTTAGATTATATCGATTGTGTACTACCTGAGTCTTCTTCCAAAGATGAGTGGAAAGCGGAAGGGTCTGTAATGAGAGGATTCGAGGCTATGTGTCATGAACTTAATTTGGTTGGATGGACCGCAACTCAAGGAAACAGAAGTTCAATTTCATCTGAAGTTGTAACCACAGATCAAATGGGTGGGTCAATCAAAAAGGCTCAAGTTGGTCATGTGATTATCACAGTAGCTAAGACTCTTCAACAGAAAGAAATGAACTTGGCGACCATCGCGATTACAAAGTCTCGTCTCGGTAAAGACGGAGTAGTCTTTGAGAATTGTAAATTCAATAACGAACTACTTGAAATCGACACTGAGAGTTCAGTTACGTTCTTAGGATTTGAAGAACAACAAGAAGAGAAGAAGAGAGACAGAGTCAAAGAGTTGATGGAAAAAAGAAAACAGAAAGAACAACAACAATTATAAAACACAATTTAATTATGGAAAAAATTTTAGTAGAGAATCCTAATAGGTTTGTAATATTTCCTATTGAACACAATGATATTTGGGAATTTTATAAAGCCCATCAAGCAGCGTTTTGGACCGCAGAAGAAGTCGATTTAACAAATGATATTAGAGATTGGAATAACCTCACCGAGAACGAACAATATTTTATCAAAAATATTCTTTCATTCTTTGCGGCTTCTGATGGTATTGTCAATGAAAACCTTGCAGAAAACTTTGTAAAAGAAGTTCAGTATCCTGAGGCAAAGTTTTTCTATGGATTTCAACTTATGATGGAGAACATTCACAGTTTGATGTATTCATTGTTAATTGATACTTACATCTCTAATGAGAAAGAAAAACAATTATGTTTCACCGCTTTGGATAATCTACCTGCAGTACAGAAAAAAGCAGCATGGGCGTTGGATTGGATTAAAAATTCTACCTTCCAAGAGAGACTTATTGCTTTTGCGGCAGTTGAAGGTATATTTTTCTCAGGGTCATTCTGTTCGATTTTTTGGTTAAAGTCGAGAGGTATTATGCAAGGTCTGTGCAATGCAAATAGTTTAATTTTCAAAGATGAAAACTTACATTGTGACTTTGCAATTCATTTGGTGAACAACCATTTGGAAAACAAACCATCTGAAAAAAGAATTAAAGAAATTCTATTATCAGCTTTGGAGATTGAAAAAGAATTTATTACCGAATCATTACCAGTTTCACTTATTGGTATGAACTCCAACCTCATGAAACAATATTTGGAATTTATTACTGACCAACTTTTAGTTAAATTTGGTTGTAAAAAAGAATTCAATGTTGAACAACCTTTCAAGTTTATGGAACAGATTGCTGTTGAAACTAAAGGAAACTTTTTTGAATCAAGAACTATGGAGTATCAAAAGGCTAAATTAAATGAAGCATTAACATTCGATTCTGACTTTTAATAAAGGGTTAATATATATGATGTCGTTAAAAATTAAAAAAAGAGGTGGGGAAGATGTGTCTTTCAATCCCCAAAAAATTTACAATAGAATTAAAAGAGCTTCGAAAGGTCTGACCGTGAACTCTGATGAAATTTTCATCAAAGTTATTACATCTGTACCAACTGAAGGAAACATTACTACAAAGGAGTTAGATAAACTTGTTTATGAAATTGCGGCTTCTTATACAGGAAGTCACTATGATTATTCAAGACTTGCAGCGTCCGTCGCTATTTCATCCTATCACAAAGATAGTGACCCAAGTTTCTCAAATGTGATGCATTCATTACATGTTGATGGAGTAGTTCACGATGAGTTGATTGAGATTATTGAAAGATATGGCCCACAAAAAATTGATGATGTAATCAATCATGAGAATGATTATAACTTTGATTATTTTGCTTGGAGATCTTTACAGGAAATGTATTTGTTAAAAACACCTCAAGGTAAAGTGGTCGAAAGACCACAACACATGTACATGAGAGTTGCTTTGTGGGTTACTAATTCATTCGAAGAGGCTGTGGAATATTATGATTCCCTTTCAAGTCAACGTATTTCGAAGGCAACACCAATCATGATTAATTCAGGAACCAAAGTTCCTCAATTAGCGTCTTGTGTTTTACATTATAATAATTCAGATTCAAGAGATGGACTTTTGAAAACTTTGAATGATATATCAACTTATTCATCTGATGCCGCTGGTATTGGATTGTGTATGTCAAACATCCGAAGTAAAGAAAGTAGAATTAAATCATCTGGTGGATTTGCGGGTGGATTATTAAAATACTTGAAAATCGTAAATGAGTCTTTGAGATTTTTCAATCAACAAGGTAGAAGACCTGGTAGTGCGGCGATTTATTTGGAACCATGGCATAAAGACATTTTTGATTTGTTAGACATCAAAAAGAATACAGGCGCAGAAGAATTGAGAGCGAGAGATTTATTTACCGCTTTGTGGATTCCTGACAATTTTATGAGAGCGGTGAAGAACAATGAGGATTGGTATTTGTTCTGTCCTAACGATATTATCAAAGCGGGAATTAAACCTCTTCAAGAATGTTTTGGTGACGAATATGAGAAAAATTACCAAATGGCTGTCGACGCTGGTCTTGGAAGAAAAGTTAAAGCTCAAGAGATTTGGACCAAAGTAATTGAATCTCAAGTTGAGACGGGTGTTCCTTATCTATGTGCTAAGGACAGTGCGAACAAGAAATCAAATCATCAAAACATTGGAGTAATTAAACAATCCAATCTTTGTAATGAAATCTATCAATACACTGACGAACAAACCACGGCGATTTGTACTCTTTCATCAATTGTTTTGAAGAACTTTGTTGTCGATGGTAAATTCGATTACTCTCTTCTTATCCAAGAAGTAAGAAAGGCAGTAAGAGCTTTGAACAATGTTATTGACAAAAACAACTATTCAACCTCCAAAGGATTGAAAGGTGGTCTTGAACAAAGAGCAATTGGTATTGGAGTTCAAGGACTTGCTGATGTTTTCTGTCTTATGGATTACATCTTTACTTCAGAAGAAGCACAATCATTAAATAAGAATATCTTCGAAGCAATTTATTTCGCAGCGATTACAGAAAGTAATGATTTATGTAAGAGAGGAGTTAGAAAACCTTATGAGTTCTTCAAAGGGTCTCCGATGTCAAAAGGTATTTTCCAATTTGACATGTGGGGAATCAAAGATTCTGATTTGTTTTTGGATTGGGAACCGTTGAAGAAAGATGTTCAGGAATATGGAGTTTGTAACTCATTGTTCACCGCTCAGATGCCAGTAGCTTCCTCAGCAAAAATCACTGGTTCATTCGAAATGACAGAACCAGCACACTCAGCGTTATTTAACCGAAGAGTTGTAGGTGGTGAGATTATGATTGTAAACAAATACTTAATCAATGATTTTGAGAAGATTGGTATTTGGTGTGAAGATTTGAAAAATGAAATTATATTGAATGAAGGTTCAATTCAAAACATTAATTTCAATCAGTATCTTGATATTGAAGACAAGAACTACAATAAAAAAGTTAAAAGGATTGAACATCTTATTCCAAAGTACAAAACCATTTGGGAAATTTCACAAAGAGAACTTATCAATATGGCGGCGGACAGAGCACCATTTATAGACCAATCTCAATCTATGAATATCTATATGTCTAACCCTACATTGTCTAAGATTACTTCATCTCACTTCCATTCGTGGGAAAAAGGTTTGAAGACTCTTTGTTACTATGTTAGAACAAAAGCAATTTCAACGGGTGCTAAACATTTAGCTTTGGATGTATCTAAAGTTCAAAAACCTAAACCTGTTGTAGAAGTTCCGAAGGTTGATTATAGTAGTATGAATTTACCACCCAAACCTGAAGGAATTGAAATTGAATGTTTCGGTTGTTCTTCTTAATTAAATAATTAATCCCGAGTAATTCGGGATTTTTTATTTTGGGCTATTTATAAGGAAAAACAAGGGACTTATATTTATCTTTATGGCAAACGGAGTTACATACGGTATTAATTTTCCATTCAGAGATTCTAGACGAGGAGATTACTTGGAGCTTACTCAGTTGGAATCCCAACAGATAAAATCTGATCTGATTCACCTTCTTTTAACGAGAAAAGGAAGTAGATATTATTTACCAACATTTGGTACAAGATTATATGAATTCTTATTTGAACCTTTCGATGGATTGACATTCGACGCAATACAATCTGATATTAGAGAAGCGGTTCAAACATTCATGCCAAATCTACTCTTGAATCAGATTTCAATAACTCCAGCAGACCCTGAGTTAGAAGTTGATACTATGTTGGGTGAGAATACTATTGGAACAAGTGAATCTCCAATATACAGATTACCAGGTAAAGGGACATCCGAATACACTGCAAAAATTAGAATAGATTATTCAAATAACAGATCGACTTTCGCTCAAAATGATTTTGTTATTATCAATATTTAATATAGATGGCAAATCGTAAAATTTCATATACCACCAGAGACTATCAGGGAATAAGAACTGAGTTACTCAACTATGTAAGAACTTATTATCCTGAACTTATACAGGATTTTAATGATGCATCTGTATTTTCAGTGTTTTTGGATTTGAATGCTGCTGTTGCAGACAACTTACACTATCATATTGATAGAAGTATTCAAGAAACTGTATTACAATACGCACAACAAAGGTCTTCAATTTATAACATTGCAAGAACTTATGGATTAAAATTACCTGGTCAAAGACCATCCGTAGCCTTAGTAGATTTTTCGATTACTGTTCCTGTATTTGGTGATAAAGAAGATGAAAGATACTTGGGAGTTTTAGCAAGAGGTTCACAAGTCTCAGGTGCGGGTATTGTGTTTGAAAACATATATGATGTTGATTTTTCTTCACCATATAACGCACAAGGTTTTCCGAATAGATTGAAGATTCCAAATCGAAACGCCAACAACGTGATTATCAATTACACAATCACAAAAAGAGAACTTGTTGTAAATGGAATTACCAAAGTATTCAAGAGAGTAATCACTCCTAATGATGTGAAGCCATTCTTCGAATTGTTTTTACCTGAAAAAAATGTTCTGGGTATTACAAGTGTTTTATTAAAGAGTGGAACGGAATATACAAATATACCAACTGTCGCAGAATTTTTGGGTTCACCTAACAAATGGTATGAAGTGGACGCCTTAGCTGAAGACAGAGTTTTCATTGAGGACCCGACAAAAGTTTCAGACCAACCTGGTATTAAGGTAGGAAGATATATCCAAACATCAAACAGATTCATTAGTGAATATACTCCTGAGGGATTTAAGAAACTAACATTTGGAGGAGGAACGAACACCGCTCAGGATGCATTGGACCAATTCACAACTGTAGGAGCAACCATAGACCTTCAAAGGTATTCTAATAATTTATCTTTGGGTTCAGCTTTGAGTCCTAACTCTACACTATTTGTTCAATATAGAGTTGGTGGAGGATTAGGAACAAACTTGGGGACTAACGTTATTACACAAATTGGAACAGTATCATTCTTTGTTAATGGACCATCTGAACTTACAAACTCTTCAGTTGTCAATTCTTTGAGATGTAACAACGTTACTGCGGCAATCGGTGGAGCGGGATTACCGTCACTTGAAGAAATAAGAAATTATGTTTCGTTCAACTTCTCAGCACAGAAGAGAGCCGTGACAGTACAAGATTATGAGTCAATTATTAGAAACATGCCTTCAGAGTTTGGAGCACCTGCAAAAGTATCTGTGACTGAAAACAATAATAAAATATTGATTCAGTTATTATCTTACGATACTTCGGGTAAGTTGACAAATATCGTTTCAAATACTTTGAGACAGAATATTGCAACATATCTATCCAACTACAGAATGATGAATGATTATATATCAATTTTCACAGCTGAAGTAATTGATTTGAGTGTCGAAGTTCAAGTTGTCTTAACAGCAGCACAAAACTCGGGGCAAGTAATTGCTGACATAGTTGACAGAATTTCTACATATTTTAACCCTCAAGTAAGAGAACTGGGACAAAATGTATATCTGTCTGAAATACAAAGTATTGTTCAAAATCAAAATGGGGTATTGAGTGTGTCTTCGATTAAGATTTTCAATAATGTTGGTGGGCAATATTCATCAGCAGAAACTTCATTAAAGTTTCGGTTATAAATTACCAATCTACAACATTATCGTAATAGGTTTATTATCTATCAGTTTGGTCTATAATTTATGATGTGTGTATTCATACTTTGAAAAATTACACATAAAGTATTTATAAACTAAAGACAATAGATGGGTGATTCATATAGAATTAAGACCGAACTTGGTATAAACAAATCAATCAACGTACAGTTAGACCAAGAGTTTGAGTTCTTAGAAATTTTATCTCTCAAAATACAACAAACAGACATCTACACAAGAAGTTGTGCAGACTATGGTGTGTTAGTTGGTAGAGTAACGGCAAACAATGGATTTGGATTACCGAATGCAAGGGTTTCTATTTTTATTCCGATTGAACAAGTCGATGAATCTAATCCATTAATTACATCTATATATCCCTACAAATCTCCAACCGATAAAAATGAAGACGGATATAGATATAATCTACTTCCATACACACCTTCATACTCCAAACATGCTGCAACAGGTACTTTACCATCTCGTCCTGATGTATTGACAGGAAGTACTACTGTTGAAATTTATGACAAATATTACAGATTTACATCCAAAACTAATGATAGTGGTGATTACATGATTATGGGGGTTCCTCTCGGAACTCAAACAGTTGTGATGGATGTGGACTTGTCAGACATAGGAGAATTTTCTCTTACTCCACAAGATTTAGTTAGAATTGGATTAGCCACGGAAGCTCAAGTTGCAGGAAATAAATTCAGAAGTTCAACTGATTTGAATTCCCTTCCTCAAATTATAAACTTGACAAAAACTCTCGAAGTATCTCCTTTATGGGGGGACCCTGAGATTTGTCAAATATCCATCAACAGGTTGGATTTTGACTTGAGAGATGATGCAAATGTAGACATTCAACCGACAGCTGTTTTCATGGGTTCAATGTTTTCTTCTCCTGATAATGTCAGGATAAGAAGAAATTGTAGACCTAAAGACAACATGGGAAACCTTTGTGGTTTAACATCAGGACCTGGACAAATATTAGCAATTCGACAAACTATACAACAAGATGAGGATGGAAATCCTGTATTGGAGGTTTATGAGTTAGAACAAGCGGGAAACGTAATTGATGGGGATGGTACGTGGTTGACCGAATTACCAATGAATTTGGACTATATAATCACTAATGAATTTGGTGAGAGAGTATTGTCCAATGATGCAACGTTGGGAATACCCACCAAAGCAAAATATAGGTTCAAAGTAAAATGGACTCAGTCGAGAGATTTGACTGCTCAAACAAGAAGACCAAATTATTTGATTCCGAATGTGAAAGAATATGGTTGGCAGAGTTCAACTTTAGACCCAACAAATTCAAGTCAAACTGCGAGAGACTTACAAGAAAGTTCGTATTACTTCGGATTGGCATGGACAGGATATACAAATGGATTTACTGGAACGGAACGAATAGATAGACTCAATGAAATAATTGATTGTGAGGACACTTTCTACGAATTTCAATTCAACAGAGTTTATACTATATCATCATTGATTGACCAATATAAAAAAGGAGGTACGGGTAGATTCATTGGGATTAAAGAGATAGATGACAACAGTTGTGATAGTACAACAAATAAATTTCCAGTCAACGATGGCTTCAAAAATTTCGATTTGTTATTTTTTCTATTTTCAATTATATTCACAGTTTTACAATTTGTGGGGTTAGTATTACTTATTGTCTCACATTTACTTTTGTTTATCTATACAATAGTAATACAAGCATTGTGTTTTCTTTGTGGTGTTGAAATCCCCGTTATTAAGGTAAGACCTTTTGGTTTTATTTGTAACGAAACTGGTTTACGGTGTGAGACCAAAAACTTCACTATTAGACTTCCAATGATTACTTACCCTGAATGTCAATCTTGTTCATGTGCTGAGACCAAAATTGATTCTCAGGCATTATTAGGAGGAACAAGGGGTGTACTGTCTTATGTTTCATTTCCTCCAAGTTATTTTGAAGGATTCGAAACAATTTTTGGACAAGATGGAACACCGTCCGAAGATGTTCAAATAAAATCTTCAATTTTTGCACAAGCGTTGGCAGGAAATAATGATTCCGTGTCAGACCTTTCATTATTCAAAACACCAAAGTCATCTGTTGTTAGATTCTTATCAGAGGAATCTGATGAGAGAAAACATTTTGCATTTTCTGAAAGTCTTACTTTAGGTGAACGTATTAACGTGTTCAATACAAGAAACACTTATTTTGACAACCTTAATAAAATAAAAGTCACTTTTGCACAAAATTCCAATTTCGGAAAGTTTCACTATGATAATACGATTACGGTTCTTTCGAATCAATTTTATGAGTCGGGACAATTGTTGACATCTGTCAATCCTGCAACTACGACAGATAGAAATTTTTTATATACTGCTGAAACTGTCAACGGGGTTGTGAATGGAATAACAGGTACTACAATACAACAAGCTACAACAATAAATGTTGATTATGCTGTAACCCAAACAACTGACCAAACTGTATTATATACATTACCAACTGGTAGTACTATAACAAGACAAATATATCCGCAAGATAGAGAATACTTCCAAGTAATTACGGCAATTACTGTAGCGGATGCAATAAAAATATGGAACGTAGAAACTTTGGAATGTTTTCCAAATGTAATCGCAGCTCCTTCAAGATTAATTTTAGCTAGAAAAAGAGCGGTAAGAGGATATAGTAGAAATGATAAAGATTTTCTTATCAGTCCTTTGGATGCTTTCACTGACATTGAAAACCAATATATTCTTATACTCCAACGAGGAGTTGACCCGTATTCACCTAAGTACACCAATCAGTATTCATTAGGTAGAATTTTCGGAAAAAACATAGACGATTCAAGTTTAACAATTACTGCTCAAACTAGATTGAATATTCCTATTCAAAAATTGACACAGACCAATATTTCTGTGCAACCATTTAATCAGAATGGTATGTTTTATCCTTCATACTTTTTTACTCCAGGTGACAACTTTTCTGGATTCACAACTTCAACTGTCGGTTATTATGGAAGCTTAGATGCAAATACTAGTGGAGTTAGAGGATTGAACGATAAAAATATAGGTGGAGTGACTGGTGTAGTGAGTAGGACAAATAATGATTTCTATTCACCAAATCAAAACTCTGCAAAATACGATGAATCCGAGGATGTATCTGGTGCGTCTTATATTTTTTCAAATATAACTGCATTTTCATTGAATCCATTGTCAGCGGTAATTTTGGGGTCTTCTGCTTCAATATTACCATTGGCGGCAATTCCATTTTTATTCCCATTTGTTGTTGGTATTTTTGCAGTTGGAGCGTTGATTGCAACATTACTAGCAGTTAATTTCAATTATCGAGATGTAATCTATCAATATGCCACTCCGAATGCGTATCCTTCTTTATCGGCAAATCCTATGTCGATTTCATCAAAAGTTATAAATGTCATGAGAACTGATAGATTACCATCATCGGATAGTCTAAATGGAAGTTCATGGCAAACAAACCCCGCATTGTTACAACAAAATAATAATTTTACATTCTATCAGATTATTGATGCTGACCAACCAATTGATTTAGCGTCATATAGCACGGGGGCTGAAATAGTGACTCCAGACATTGAAGGTCAACCAAATTATTTGACAGTTTTGTCTTCTTTCAATTGTGAAAACATGGTAGGGTTAAGTTGTTATACAGGGTTTGGAAGTGATTTCGAAATAAACCAAGAATGTACAACCAAAGATGCGGTTGAAGAGGGATGTTATATGTTCCTTCGAAAACCTGGAACTGACTTATCAAAAGATATAAGTAATTTTAATGAGTGGGCATACAGATTCAGATTTTTCTATGGATTGTGTAGAGGAGTCTTATCTCAGTCTTTCATGAATAATTGGATTAATGGTTCATTATATTTCTTCCCAATACAAGTAGACACTTTTTACAACAAACAAAATCAAATAAGTCAAGTAAGGTTTTGTGAAGATGTAGTTTATTATAATAGAGATAGTAACAATTTTTATTATAGAAGTAGTCCGTATAATCTTACAACAAACAAATTTGTCGGGAAGTTGACAAACAACGTTAATTCTCTTAACACTGTGAACTTATTGTTCCCTACAACAGTAATAAACATGGGGATGAAAGATTATTTTTATTCTGAAATTACTTTTGATACATCAACAAGAGGTTACATTATCCCTAACATCAATCCAACTAGTTATGGTGACACGTCAGATTTGGTGAACTTATTTGTGATTTCGAGAATAACGGATGATAAATTTTTGAGGGATTTAATTTCTTCGGGAGACAATGGAATAAATCAGTTATTCTCAAGACGCCAAAAAAGAATTGATGGTGACCTTGCTCAACTTATGTCTATCAATAGTGAAATCGGAAATATCAACTATTCTCCAGAATATTATGATAGTGTCTCTGGTGCGACCAACCAACCTACACAAATATTAGGAACCGCAAGTAATCCAACAATTGCTGTATGGTTTTCTTCAACAACTGAGGATTTGCAAACCAAAGATTATTTGACTCCAGGAAGAATCAATTTCAGAGGGACAGATGATGTAGGATATTATCCATATCCATATGGAATCAAATCTCAAATTGTACCATTTTATCAATGGAAATTGAATAATACTAATCTAATATTTGGTAATCAGTATAATGACTGGGCAACTTCATTTTCTGATATTGTTCAAAACTCGAGATTCCAATCATTGGACAGATATTCTCCAGACACACCATATTTTTGGAGTAACAACTCTGAGTCGAACGATTTGAATGCACGTGGATACATATTCAATGTAAACGGAACAGTTGGAGATGGAACGTATTCTGCGACTGGAGCTTTAAAACAAAAATTTGTTGTTGGGGCACCATTCCAATTCTATTTCGGAACCGTTTTAGGAGAGACAGCTTTAGATAAATTCAAAAGGAAATATTCTGTAGATGAATAAGTATACAATAATACCTAGTGGTCAAAGATATAAGGGAGCTCCATCTTTAGATGAGGAAGTGTCAATAACACTCCAACAGCAAAGTCAGGAGATTACTGAGTATGATCGTACATCAACATTGAACTTAGCGCAAGTTTATGATGATGAAAGACAAGCGAATACTATATTCAGACCAACATTTAAGATTACATATTTGTACGACAACACTTATACGGGTTCAACAAACTATCTTCCATTCCAATATAATTTATACTATACTAATCCATCTTCTTCAAAAGAAAGTGGAATTTGGAGAGGGTTCCCACAATATTATGAGTTTGATTTTTACAGACCTGATGTATCGGACAACCATTTTCAATATAAAGCGAAAAGTGCTTACACATATAATTGGATGTATTACTTGACATATCCACATGAGAATGATGGAAACAAGCAACTTACATATTATTCGAGAACAAATAACGATGTGAATTGGATTGCTTCGAGTGGAATTCCTTTTTCGATTACGAGTACAACCCGAAACGGTAATGGTTTGGTTTCGTTCGTATGTATTGCTCCTCATGGATTAACTATAGGGGAGTATGTTGAACTTTCTTTTAGTTATAGAGGAAGTAATATTTTTCAGGTATTCTCATTGGGTAATGGATTATTTGGTAGTAGAGAATACATTTTTAATTTATTTAACATTGGATTTACTGGATCGACTTTTAATAGTGGAACTATTGGAACTTTTAGAAGGGTAATAAACCCAAGTAATTTGACTGAAACAAAATCGAAATACTATGTAAAAAAATATAAAATCATAACAAATCTAACTGACTTAGCCATCACAAAGGCTGGATTTGAAAAAAATGTTTTCGATGAAGAAAAAAAATTGGAATATAGTTCCATAACACCAAATAATGTTACTAGGGTCTCACAGAGATCGAGTTCGAATGCTTATGACATAACATCAAATTATGACTTGGACTTTGCTGGATTACGAGACAACCAAAAAAGACCATTGAATGAAATAAGTTTGACAATAATCAATAAAGGATATTCAGGGTATTTCAATCAGCCATTCAGAGGGGTTGGATTAAAACAAGGATGGGAATTCAATTTATCTAAAAATACAAATCCATGGTGGGATTTAAATAATGAAAAGTCAAATACAACAATTCCTGTGTCGGCATATACTCTATCAAATGGAGTGAGAAAAACTTTCTATTACAATTTGGATTTGAAAGCTGGTGATGCGATGGATGGTGATTTCTGTGAGTGGAATGATTATGAACAAACCGAGAGGGTTGTCGCAAAATATTATCACAAAGTAAAATTCAATCAAGACGTATTCCAAACTACGAACAATTTTTCAACCAATTCACCAGGTTATTATTATAACCCTCATAACCCAATGGTACTGAAAGTATTCTCAGATTATATTGAAACCGCTAATTTGGGGCAGATTGACAATGTACCGAGTTGGGCGTTTTATTCTAATGCTGACCAACAGTTCAGATGGAGGGATATTTATACCTATGGATTTATTGACAACTTAGGACGTGGAGTTGATTATCCATATTTGAATTCAGCCCATTATCCTTATACTCAGGTAATATTCAGATTGATTCCTGAAGGAATAAATTACAATGATAATCTTGAAGGATTTGATTTTGCTCTTAAACCGTTGATTGATGAGTGTGAATAAATTCGTGATTAGACAAGATGCGATTGTTGATAAACAAATCAACATTCCTGTAGAACTCAAATGGGATTACTTGGGTTTAGACTTGGCAATTGACGAGTATGAAACCAAAATAATTGAAGATGTCATAGGTAAAGGTAGAGACTTTGAAGTTTCGAGGTTTGCTCACTCTCCTGCAACAGGAACGACTGATGCTACAGCAATCAATTATGAATTTTATTTTTACTCTGGAGGTTCATTGAATGATTTGGCCAATTGGAGAATCAATTATTTGAGTGAGGGGTTCACTCCTCAGGAGGTTTATTATTATGAAAATAATTTTTCAAACTCTTTCTTCAAGTTAGATTTTTATGACACCCCTGATGAAAAACAACAAAAGAATTATGTAACTGTAATTCTTCCAACTCAACAGGGATTGTTTATGGAAACTCAAATGCAAAGAACTTTGGTCAATATTAGAAAACCTAAGTATGTTTTAGATTATGTTGGGGACAAAGAAGGGTTCTTTTTTTATTGGTTGAAAAAAAGAAACTTTTTAGACATCGATACATTCTATATGACAGCAAAGTTTTTCAACGCAAAAACAGGTCAGTTTACTAAAATGATGACGGGTAGAGGTGCAAGTCAAGTTGATTTGACAAATGGACCACAAGCTCTTTTGGTTGGAAACAAATATGCTTTTGATAACACACAATACTTTTATTACACGGTAAAGTTGAATTATGAAAAACAAACTTACGAAGTATTGAATACAACTGGTCAAAGGTTGGGAACAAATATTCCCATAAAATGGTATGAGTACGTTAATCCACCACAGTAATGTCACAGGATACTTATAGATTCATAGTTTCACCCGAGAATATCAGAGGAGATTTATCTGTTGTGGATTATAAGGGTACTCCTGTTGGGGTTTACTCTGCAATGACTCAAGTGGCTAGTTCGGGGCCAAGTGGGACTTCAATATTGACTGGTTTATCTGTAAACATTTTGTTGAGACAAACTGCGGTTGATGCGGGATATTATAGTCCTTTCGATGGGGCAGTGTTACAAAAAGATGTGGTGACAAACTTTTTATTTTCATCCACAACAAGCCAACCTTATGTTTGGAATGTGTATAATACATCGGACGAATTTCAAAAGTTTTTGGAATTATCAGTTTATAGAGTTGATTGGGGAGATGGAAGTCCGAAACAAACAATTACCAACTATGCTCCAAATTCAATAACTCACACTTATCCCACCGCAACAAGACAATATACCATCACGTTGGAGCAAACAAATCCATGGGGAATAACAAGGGTTTCCAAAACTATAAATGTTCCGTTTTCAGATGTTGTAATATTCAATCCTCAAGGTGAGTCATTCTTTGCTCCCGCGACTGGAAATTGGATTGGAACACCTGTGTCATACAATTATATTTTCTCAGGAGATGCGGTGAATGAAGTTTCGGCACAAACATCGAACAATTATGTAACAGTACCATTCACTGTCTCAGGAAATACTAAATCAAGAATAAATGAATTGGCGTTCTATGGTAGCCCGAAATTCAGAGTTGGAGTTCCTGTAATAAGTAATGGACAAATATGGGGGGCAGTATCTGATATAAATCCTGTATATACTGCTTACACAATAACAGGTGTCAATTATTATGATTATAAAGACGGGACTACAATATTTTTCCAACAATCATCGGGATTTACCTCGAATAATCTTACAGCAGTACCAATTACGAAAGATGAGGTACTTCTCAAAGTCATTGACCAACCACAGATTCAAACTAATGTTTTTGTGGAAAGGGGAAAAAATAGTGCCTATGAACGAGTTTTGAGATTAGGTGAGGTAGATAATTTGGGAGATATGATTAACTATGGGTATGGATTTTTTAATGTGGTTAATAAAGAAAGTACCAATTGAAAAAAAGAACTAAACTATTTATAAATTAAATAAGAAAATATGGCAATCGGCTCATACGGTACAATAAGACCTTCAGATGTTTCACCAGCGGATGTAGAAATTATTATGAACTATACTCCTACAAGGGATGTGACAGACCAATTTGTATTAACTAAGTTGGACGCACAGACTATATTACGACCTTACTTCGCAAACACTGAGACTGGTGGAACTCCTGGTGTGGAAGTTTTGGGTGGACTTTATAATTTGACTCTTCCTGCAAACCAATTTAATGCGTTGGGAATTTACACCTTATATATAAGACCTGCGGAAATAAGAACTGTAATAACTGATTGTGGTGTGTTAAGTGCACTACCAAATGTGAAAGGAATTGTAATTGATGTTACTGATGTACCAACCCAATATCAAAATAAATTTGTTCAACAAGGATTAGTTGGATTCAGAGTAGAATATTTGAATCCTGACGGGTCGAGAATTCCCAACTTTTTCCGAGTTGTAACATCAAGTTTCTTTTGCGAGCCTGTCGTAACAAACGAAGTCAATACTACTCAAAAGGCTATAAGATACAGGTATGTGGAGGGAGATTCGAATTTAATTTTCTTGACTCTTTCACCATCTTCATCACCAACAAACAAACCAAATTCAACTCCATACATTGGACAGCCAGATCAAGATATTGTCATAACTAATACATTTTTCAATCCTGTTTCTGTGGAGATTGAAATGGTTGAATATGATATTTCGTCTCTTGCAATTGCTCTTTATGGTAATCAAACTAAATCAATTGATGATGGAATTTACACCATCTACGATGCGAATAACAACATATACAGACAATACAACCTTTACGAAATTAGAGACCAATTTAATGCTCTTCTTTATGAGGTTAGACAAAGTAGAGGAAACAATATTGATTTCAGTAAAAACTTTACAAATATCACTAATTAATGGCTACTACTCAAAGGACTACTAAATTTTTCTATCCGCCAAGGCCAGGTAGTGGGGCGGCAACTTTCTCTGACAACATTGTTGGATTACAAACAGTGGAAGGTGGAGGACTTACGCAAGGAAACTTTGAGTTCACAACATCTGTAACAGAAAGAACTACCAGAGATTTCAACATAGGAGCCTTCTCTGACCCAATCGGTTTGGATGGATTAGATATTAGTAATTTAGAAGAGAGTCGTAGGATTATTGCAACACAATTTAGGGTTTATCCAAACTATGATGTTTCGCAAGTACTAAATTTCTCAATGTATGGGTCTTTGAGCAAGAGATTCCAAGTATCAGTCACAGAAATTATTCATAGATTTCCAGCATCTTTGAATATTCAATTCAACAATGAAGACTTCGTGACTGGTGCAACAGCCTATAATATATCTTACAATAATACTGCAGACGAAACTACGTTCAGAATCGATACAAGTAGAATTAACAATCCCTTTGATATTGATTATTCACTCAGTGCAACAACTAATCTCTCTGTGAGAGAGATATTGGTTTCACCATATAGAAATTTGTATAATACTTACTTGGATTATTGTATTTCAATAAATGACAACATATATAATGTTGTATCATTTATTCCATCTCCAACACTTTCATCAGGTTATATCGAATTTATAGTTTCAGGAGCACCATTTGGGAAAACCGCAACCACAATATTTGAAAATTTTCAAGTAAGACCTAATGATATTGTTGTAGATAGGATATTCGCAGAAAATTTTGACGAAGTTCAAAAGTTTTTATTGAATAGACTTGTTAGGCCTGAATATACTGCAGTATTCCAAGTGCCCCAACAAAATGAAGCAGGTCAGTTTTTCACAAATTATCAACAAGTGACGTGGCCGAAAGAGGGGCCTTGGAACTTGGATATTAAATCTTTTCTTTTCGAGGACTACTTGACTCAGTTGGAATCAATTGCAGTTAATTTAGATACTTTTAAAACCAACTTGGTTTCTAGATTTTTAGTTTCAGATTCCCTGAAAGAATTCGATACTTTGGGTCGAAAGGTAGAAAAGATATTCCAAATTTACGGAAGAAGTTTTGACCAAATCAAACAATTTATAGATGCATTAGCATTTATGAACTCAGTCAATTATAATCCATCGAACGATATTCCGTCTCAGTTGTTAGTGAATTTAGCACAAACATTGGGATGGACTTCCAACTTCTCTCCAATAACGAATGAAGATTTCTTGAGTTCGGTTTTCGGAAATACCTCGACTCCAACTTTTAGCTGACCAAAAAATTAATATGGAACAGTTTACCACTCAATGGGCATCCATTTCGGGAGGTACTTATGTTCAGAATACTCCGAGTTTTATACCAGGTTTAACATATAAAATTAAAGGACAAACATTCAGTGCGTTCACTTCGACTGCAACTTATCAAGATGTTAATACGAGACTCGTTGATTACCCCGTTGATACTGAAGGTTTCCCAAAAGCTCCCGTAAACACTGAAACCTATTTCTTTCAATTGGGAGCAGGGTGGTATGAATCTACCCCAACTCATAGAAGTCCTGACCAAGTAACTGTCACGGGGCAAATATATACAGGTCAAAACTTTGATATTCAAACTCAATTACAACCATTCACTTACGGGCAATTATATTTGAATAGATTTAGAGATTTTCCTTATATGAATGAGGGATTCAAATTGAAAAAAGTTGTTGACAATAATAAATCTTGGCTAGAAGATGATTCAAAAATCAGAGTATCGACAAACGCTGACTACAATGCGTACTACTTTGTGGATAATGAGAAGTTAGTTCTCAATGTAAAGAATGTTGATTTGTTTTTGAACCCATCTCAAGGTTTAGTTTATGATGTGTGGGACCAATCAAGAAGATATGATTATCCAATTCCTGAGTCAGGTTTGACAGTCGGCTATCCTGTGCCAGGTGGGGTTGATAGTACCTTTGTTAATCCTCAGCCAAAGAAAAAAACATTCTTCGAGTTTTCTCAGACTTTTTGGGAGAACATGATTAATGTAAGAAACCGTCAATATATTACAGATGGTAAAACGGGAGGCTATCCAACTCTACAATCAATATTTTGGAAATATATTGAGTCTGAAAGTACCGTAGGAATACCAAATAACAAATATACCTATCAGAAATTGATTGATTACGTTAATGGAATCAATCCATATTGGATGACATTGGTTGAACAGATGTTTCCAGCAACAACAATTTGGAATACAGGTGTCAGAATGGAAAACTCAATTTTCCAAAGACAGAAATTTGTATATAGAAGACAAAGAGGTTGTCAATTCCTTCCTGTACCTGTTGAACCTTGTTTTATAATATCAAATATTTTTGATTATAACTGTACAACTGAGTACACTGACTTTAATATATTTCCGTGGTTGAATGGGGATGTAGATGTAAGTAACTTCAGTAGTATATTGTCAAATAGAGTCAATAAAATGTTGGCACAAAGTGGTTTGACATTAAATGATTGTATTACAAATTCGGTACAAAGTAGTTGGTACGTTGATTTAAGAATTGGTGGGGATATTATAATCCAAGAACAATTCTATGAGGGGTATGGACTAACTGATGTACCAACAAATACAATGTGGAGAAATGCTCTTATTGAATATCTTCCACAACTATATGATTATGGTTTTACATTCTTCCTAAATGGAAACGAATTGACTATTACAAGTCTAACTTGTACGGAAAGAAATTTCAACGAAGTTCTCTCTTTGAATTCGGGAATAAATATAAGTATTAATTGTCTTGAAAGCTAATGGCGGTTTTAGATTATAACATAGCAGTAACAGGTGATTGTTCCAATAACAATTCGGGAGCATTTAATCTGTATGTAAGTGGAGGAACCCCGCCATACACAGTACAATTTGTTAATCCTGTATATGCGCCACAAACTATTGTTGCTCAACCCGCTTCATTGGTGGGATTGGCTAGTAGAGTTTATGAATTAAGAGTAAACGATAGTACTTTACCTGTTAATAGTGAGTTTTTTATAAACATACCAATTTCAAGTGGTGTATGTGGGTCAGTTTCAGCGGTTCAAAATACAACTTGTGGATTGGACAATGGGTCCGTGACGGGATCATCGACTTCATTGTATTCTTCAACTAACTTCTCTCTTTTTGATGTTAATAACAACTACCTTTCATCTGCAACAACCAATACAGATGCCGTAGTTTTCGGAGGACTTAGTGCTGGAACTTATTATTTGGGAATAACAGACTTAGGTGGATGTACTGCATTCACACAAACGTTTATAGTTGAGGATTCCGAACCTTTGGATTTTGGTTTGTACGTTGTGCCAAACTCAAGTTGTGGTGGAACCCCAATAGGAAAGATTTTTGTCACGGGTCAAACAGGATTGGCACCATATTCATACCTTTGGAACAACGGTCAGACAGGAAGTACGATTACGGGACTTACATCTGGTGTATATTCTGTTGCAGTGACTGACGCATATGGTTGTACTTTATCAAAATCAGGAACTGTAACTGATGTTAGTCCAATTGGTCTTGGCTTATTTACTTCGACTGCACCAACTTGTCTTCAATCAAATGGTGTAATAAATATGACCGTGACTGGGGGAACTGCTCCATTCTATTATTCTGCTTCAACGGGAGATGTTGCGGTGTCTTACTCAAGAACTTTCAGTATTTCAGGTTTATCGGCAGGTCAATATAATTTTCTTGTAACAGACGCTGGTTTATGTCAAATGACAGCGGGTATAACTCTTGAAACACCAGGAGGTTTGTCAAGTATTACAGTACAAGGGCAGAATTCAACTTGTTCAACAAACAATGGTTCAATTACAGTCAATTTAGTTGGGGGAACGACTCCATACACATATACTTTAATTTATCCTACAGGTAATCAACTCAACATAACAAATTCCCAAAGTACACAAATTTTCCAAAACCTTAGTGGAGGGACCTATACAGTTGCAGTTTCGGATAATAGTGGATGTTCATTTGTTGAAGAGGTCAATCTCTTAACTGTGAATAAATTTACAATTTCAACTCAAGTTGGTGGAACTAAATGTGGACAGAATAATGGTAGTGTAACAATTTACACTACATCAGGGGCAACATTACCTTTGGATTATTCTGTAGATGGAATACAAAATGTTATTGATACAAACTTAAGTGCGGTGACATTCAACAACCTTTCTTCAGGCACTCATATTATTACAGTGACTGACGCTAGTGGTTGTGTTCAAACAACAAATATATTAGTTCCTTCAAGCCAACCTCTAAACTATTCATTAATAAGTACGTCTTGTGGAAGTGGAAACAGTGGTAAAATTACCGCATTCATAACTTCGGGAGAACCACCATTCTCATTCAATTGGTCTGACAATGTACCAAATGAACCACAACAAATACAAGTAAGTGGTCTTACCGCTGGGACTTATTCACTTACGGTGGTTGATGTAAATGGGTGTTCTTTAACAAGAAATACGACTATCAGTTGTAATTCAAATTACGCTTCTTATCAAACTTATGTGATGGGAGCTGAGATTTTTAACATAGAGTCTCCAACTAAATTCGGATTACTTCAAATGTTGAACGAGGGATACTTCGATTTAACTTCAGGTAATACAGCATGTGAATTAATAAGTGCAACCTTTACAGCAAAAGTTTCTGTGAATCCATCAGGAATTGTCGCTTCACAAAGTTTCTTCACATCAACTTCATTAGTTCAAGTACCAACGGATAATAATTGGTATGATACAATACGTACTCTTTTACTCGGAGTTCCTGGTATTGGTGGAGTCACAATAGACTCAACAAATAATCAAATAACAATCGAAACTAGCAAGAACAATACTTCTTTGGAAGGACAAGAAATTGTAATCGATTTGATTATTGGATATGATATAATTTGTTTGTCATGACACAGATAAGAATAACCGAAATTTCAGGAGGAACTTTTCCAATAAGTGTATTCATTGCTGATGTATATGGAAACAATCAAACTCTTTTAGGAACAATATCTTCAGGTCCTGTACCTCCTGTTGTTCAATACAACAGCGTAATTCCATCTATATTTTCAACTGCCCCTGAAATTATGTTGAAATTGGTTGATGCGAACAATTGTGAAGTCATAAAATTATTGACTTGTACTTTTGGTTGTGCATTCGAAATTACTATCGAATTAGCGTCTTGTGTGGTCAACATTAACATTCAACAATCAAGTTGTCTGTTCTCAATTTGTGAACCTTTGTAACGGGATTATTTTTTCAGAGACACCCGAAAAATATTCATTTTATATTTTTGAATAGTAAAGAACTCAAATAGATTTCTCGTAGTATTTATTTAATAAAACTATTAGATGAGTCTTTACACTATTTTAGTTACAAATATTGCACCTGGTTGTAATAATGAGATCGAACAACAAGTTAATGTAACTGGGTGTACCACGTATATTGTCAGACTAACCTCGAATTCCAATGCTTTAGGACCATTCAATGTTTATGTTGACAATGACATTTATTATTCTGCGGTCACCAGAAATGACATGCTTAATGGTGTTGTTGTTAATATACAATGCACGACTCCGACACCAACTCCAACACCAACCATAACACCAACGCCATCAATTACACCTACTAATACACCGACTCCATCAATTACACCTACCAATACTGCGACTCCATCACTGACACCTACAAACACTACAACTCCAACAAATACTCCAACACCAAGTAGTACTCCACTTGTTTTCGAAATTCAAATTATAACTCAAGATGGTTTCGATTTGATTACACAAGATGGTAATCCTTTAATATTACAAGAGGAAATACCACCATCATAAATTTCAACGAATAACTGAATAAAAAAAAATTAAAAAATATTTATAATCTATGTCAAACACTAGAATAACGGACTTACCAATAGTATTATCGGCCGCCCCTGACGATATATTATACATAGTCACTGACTTCACTGGAGGAACCTCGGGTACTTCAGGTCAGATCGCATTTTCATCCCTCACAGCAAGTATCACAGGATCTACAAGTGGATCATCAGGTACAAGTGGAATCGACGGAACTTCAGGGACTAGCGGTATTGATGGTACATCAGGAACAAGTGGAGTATCTGGAACTTCAGGTACTAGTGGTATTGATGGCACTTCAGGAACAAGTGGAATATCTGGAACTTCGGGAACTAGCGGAATATCTGGAACTTCGGGTACAAGTGGAATATCTGGAACTTCGGGTACAAGTGGAATCAATGGAACTTCAGGTACAAACGGTACTTCAGGAACAAGTGGAATCAATGGAACCTCTGGTACAAGTGGACTATCAGGAACTTCAGGTACTAGTGGAATATCAGGAACTTCAGGGACAAGTGGTATAGATGGTACGTCGGGGACTAGTGGAATTGACGGAACTTCAGGGACAAGTGGAATCAATGGCACCTCGGGAACTAGTGGAATTAATGGCACCTCGGGAACTAGCGGAATATCTGGAACCTCAGGGACTAGTGGTATATCTGGTACATCAGGAACAAGTGGTGTAGATGGTACATCGGGAACTAGCGGTATTAACGGTACTTCAGGTACTAGTGGTACTTCAGGTTCAAGTGGAATTGATGGAACTTCAGGGACAAGTGGAATATCTGGAACCTCAGGAACAAGTGGTATAGATGGTACATCGGGGACTAGCGGTATAAATGGCACTTCAGGAACTAGTGGTATAAACGGAACCTCAGGAACTAGTGGAATATCTGGAACCTCAGGAACCAGTGGAATATCTGGAACCTCAGGAACCAGTGGAATATCTGGAACCTCAGGGACTAGTGGAATATCTGGAACCTCAGGAACAAGTGGGATAAGCGGTACTTCAGGAACGAGCGGAATATCTGGAACATCAGGAACAAGTGGTATAAGCGGTACTTCAGGGACTAGTGGAATATCTGGAACCTCAGGGACTAGTGGTATTAGTGGTACTTCAGGAACAAGTGGAATAAACGGAACTTCAGGGACTAGTGGAATATCTGGAACTTCAGGGACTAGTGGAATATCTGGAACTTCAGGTACTAGTGGTATAAATGGTACATCAGGTACTAGTGGTACATCAGGTTCAAGTGGAACTAATGGTACATCAGGAACTAGTGGAATAAGTGGTACTTCAGGAACAAGTGGAATAGATGGAACCTCAGGGACCAGTGGAATATCTGGAACCTCAGGAACAAGTGGAATAAATGGTACTTCAGGGACCAGTGGAATATCTGGGACCTCAGGAACTAGTGGAATAAATGGTACTTCAGGTACTAGTGGTACATCAGGGTCAAGTGGAATCGATGGTACATCAGGCACTAGCGGTATTAACGGTACTTCAGGTACTAGCGGGACATCAGGTTCAAGTGGAATTGATGGAACTTCAGGGACAAGCGGTACATCAGGTACAAGTGGGTCTTCAGGAACTAGTGGAACTTCAGGAACTAGCGGTACTTCAGGTACTAGCGGTACATCAGGTTCAAGTGGAACTAATGGTACATCAGGTACTAGTGGTACTTCAGGCACAAGTGGGTCCTCAGGAACTAACGGGACTTCGGGAACTAGTGGAACTTCAGGAACAAGTGGTTCTTCGGGTACGAATGGAACTTCTGGCACATCAGGTACAAGCGGTACATCAGGTACAAACGGAACATCAGGTACTAGTGGTACATCAGGAACTAGTGGAACATCAGGTACAAGTGGATCCTCGGGTACGAATGGAACTTCTGGCACATCAGGGACAAATGGAACCTCAGGAACTAGTGGAATTAGCGGTACATCAGGAACCAGTGGGTCAAGTGGGTCCTCGGGGACTAGTGGTTCTTCGGGATCGAGTGGAACTAGCGGATCCTCAGGTTCAAGTGGAACAAGTGGTTCTTCAGGTCTTTCTGGTGTAAATGGAACTAATGGATCATCAGGGACAAGTGGTTTGAGTGGTTCTTCGGGAACAAGCGGGACTTCAGGTACAAGTGGAACCTCAGGTACAAGTGGAACCTCAGGTTCAAGTGGATCTTCGGGAACAAGTGGAACTTCAGGAACGAGTGGTTCTTCAGGAACGAGTGGTTCTTCAGGAACTAGCGGTACATCTGGAACTTCAGGAACAAACGGTACTAGCGGTACTTCAGGAACATCAGGTACTAGTGGTACATCAGGAACTTCAGGTTCAAGTGGTACATCTGGAACTTCAGGAATTAGTGGTACATCAGGTACATCTGGAACATCAGGAACTAGTGGTTCTTCAGGAACAAGTGGTACTTCAGGTATAAGTGGTACATCAGGTACTTCAGGAACATCAGGTACTAGTGGTTCTTCAGGAACATCAGGTACTAGTGGTTCTTCAGGGACTAGCGGTACTTCAGGTATAAGTGGTACATCAGGAACTAGTGGAACATCAGGTACTAGCGGTTCTTCGGGAACTAGTGGAACATCAGGTACTAGCGGTTCTTCAGGAACTAGCGGTACTTCAGGTATAAGTGGTACATCTGGAACATCAGGAACATCAGGAACTAGCGGTTCTTCGGGAACTAGCGGTTCTTCAGGAACAAGTGGTACATCAGGTATAAGTGGTTCATCAGGAACTAGTGGAACATCAGGTACTAGCGGTACTTCAGGTATTAGTGGTACTTCAGGAACATCAGGTACTAGTGGAATTTCAGGAACAAGTGGCACTTCTGGAACTTCTGGAATAAGTGGTACATCAGGTACTTCAGGAACAAGTGGTACATCAGGTACTTCAGGAACTAGCGGTTCTTCAGGAACATCAGGTACTAGTGGTTCTTCGGGTACTAATGGAACTTCTGGTACATCAGGGACAAGCGGAACTTCAGGAACAAGCGGTTCTTCAGGTACATCAGGTACTAGTGGAACATCAGGAACCAGTGGTTCTTCAGGTACAAGTGGTACTTCTGGAACAGATGGTTCTTCAGGAACAAGCGGAACATCAGGGACTTCTGGTACAAGTGGTTCTTCTGGAACATCAGGTACTAGTGGAACTTCAGGAACAAGTGGAACTTCAGGTACAAGTGGAACTTCAGGGACAAGTGGAACTTCAGGAACTTCAGGAACAAGTGGTTCATCAGGAACTTCTGGCACATCTGGTACATCTGGTACAAGTGGTACATCAGGAACTAATGGAACATCAGGTACTTCTGGTACAAGTGGTACATCAGGTACAAGTGGTTCTTCAGGAACTGACGGTACAAGTGGTACATCAGGAACAAGTGGTTCATCAGGTACATCGGGTACGAGTGGTTCTTCAGGAACTAGTGGAACATCTGGCTCAAGCGGTACATCTGGAACATCTGGCTCTTCAGGTACATCAGGACAAGACGGTATATCAGGAGGACAAAACTTCTTCTTCAACCAATCAGTTTCCCAAGATGTAAGTCCATATAAAGAGTTGGGTGAATTTACAGATTTATTCTCAGGTAGCACAATTACGGTTAATTTAACCGCAAATCAACAAGGGGTTTTGGTTAATAGTGGGTTTATCACAGACCCAGGAGTACCGAATGTAGTCGTAATTCCAAACGGTTTATGGCACGCATATCTTTACTTCACCAAAGCTGCAGAAAATGATGATTTGGATGTATATTATGTTGTTTCAAGTTATACTACAGGTGGAACAAAGACAACTTTATTTACATCAGATACAACCGACATAGGTTGGGCTGGAAGTAACACAAACCCTGTTGAGATAAAGGTAAACGGTCTACCAACAACAGCGGTTTTAGTACCTTCAGACAGAATTATCGTTGATATCTATATCAATAACAATGATAATGCAAACAGAACAGTAATATTCTATTCAGAAGGTGTATATTATTCATATTTAGTAACCACATTAGCGGCACCATCTGGTACTTCAGGTACATCAGGTTCTTCGGGAACAAGTGGTTCATCAGGAACATCTGGCACTTCAGGTTCTTCAGGAACTAGCGGTACAGATGGTACTTCAGGAACAAGTGGTTCATCAGGAACATCTGGCACTTCAGGTTCTTCAGGAACTAGCGGTACAGATGGTACATCAGGAACAAGTGGCTCATCAGGAACATCTGGCACTTCAGGTTCTTCAGGAACTAGC